TTCGATCCCGCCTAGCTCCACCACAACCGACCACCAGCAACGCGATCCTGTGTCCCCATCGTCTAGAGGCCCAGGACACCGCCCTTTCACGGCGGTAACAGGGGTTCGAATCCCCTTGGGGACGCCATAGATAGACGATATATGATCTGGCCGGTCATATCAGGGTCAAGCTTGATCTGGTCTACCACGGCCTCCAGGAGCTTCCCGGCGTCCGCGTCCATCATGATCGCCTGCATCTCCTTTGGGTCCATGGCCTTCACCAGTCGTCGTTGAGCGATTTCTTGTTGAATTCTGGCCAGATCATCCCGCGCATCGGCCCGTTCCCGCTCCAGTTCTTCGACGCGGCGCAGTACGGGCGAAGGATCATCCAGCGTGGCGGCCAAATCCACTGCGCGAGATATCTGACGGTCAAGCGCGGCAAGTCTCTTTTTGACCGGCTCAGCATCTGGAGCTGCGGCCCTTTGGGATGCCAGAACCAGTTCACGCACCTTCTCTGGCGTACTTAGGTGGCTTTCGATCTCCGTGAAGACGGACTTCTCGAGATCGGACTGGCGTACCCACTTCTGGTTGCCTAGCCGGTAGTACTTCCTATCGGCCGTCCATTGGCGCCCATCGGACGTTACAAGGTATCCGGTCAGGAGCGGAGATGAGGCGCTGCGTTTTCCCTCTGAGACGCGCCGGCCAATGGATGAGGTTTCCAGTCGATTCAGTATTATTTCGGCTTCCTCCGGGGTAATTAGAGCCTCGTGTGTTTGCTCTGGGCTGATCAGCCAATCGGCTCTTGGACGGCGCTTTCTCCCGCCCACATAACCCCCGTCTCGGCTTTTCTCCGAATGCATATTCCAGACCGTGTATCCGGCGTACGTCAGCGCTTGCCATTCCATGCCTACCAAGCTGCTGGCGTTCGCCTTGATCACCGCCTTGAGGGACGACCGGGTCTTTCCGGTGGCCCGCGCTTTGAGGTACTGACGCACGGACGGCGCGGACTCGTCCAGCTCTAGCCGGCTCTTGGTGACCGGCTTCCCATCTCGAATTACGTCTGTGTCTATCTTTAGTAGACGGTACCCCATGGGGGCCCGCCCGCCGGCACGGAATCCGCGGCGAACATTCTCAGCCATCCCGGCCAAGCCTTTCTCTCGGCTCATCAGGGAATGCACCTCGTCCATGGCCTCAAGCACGGACTCTAGTATCACCTGCGTAATCGGGTCCACGTCAGGGACCTTCGAGTACATGATGGTTATGCCGCGCTTCTTGGCCTCGTGCTTGAACGCCTGGGCCCAGTACCGGCGACGAGACAGCCGGGAGGTATCGACCGTTAGAAGGTTCGACCAGCCGCGATCCTTGTCGCGCATATCAAGAAGAAGCTTCTGGAATGACGGTCGATCGGCCGTCTTCGCGGACTGAACTACGTCAGAGTACTCTTGAACGACCCTCAGACCCTTCGATTTGGCGAGCGCTCCCAGTTCCCGGCGCTGGGCGTCGATAGATGTGTCGTGGCGGTCCTTGCTGGATCTGACGTATAGTGCGGCTCTTTTGTCCATCTTTAGCCTCCGAAGCCCCTATCAAATCTACCACGGCATCGGCATCAGGGGAACCGCTTGGGGGGAGCCAATTAACCAAATTTTGCATCCTCGCCACTCCCTTCAAAACCTGTTGCCCTTCTTTACGTTGTCGCGGGCAGGAATAATTTGCAGATTGTTTTCAACATGAAGGCCGCTGATAAATCGTCCCTGGAGCGGAACGATGTGGTCCACATGCCATTTGGTAGGGCCCGACTGATTTTTCTGTTGGCACCTTTCGTAAATATCGAAAATTGCCTGCAAATCCGCCCACGCCGGTGTTCTCTGTCGAACAATCCTGCTACGCGGAATCCTGTTGGTAGGACCCTCGCCTGGAGATCGTCTCTTTCTTCGGTTCAAAAAACGGAACGCCGTTTCTTCCGGGGTTGGAAACTCGCGTCGCAATATCTTCTGCATGATCTTGTGAGGTATCGACGTTGTGTGTATATGATCAACGAATACCTCTAAGATTTCTCTGCTGGTCAGAATATCTCGTAATCTAAAAACGGGCTCTTGTGCGGTATGGGCCCTCATTCTAAGTTTTGTCTACTCTCTGGAGTCACCCGGCTGTCTCGCAGACTGTCTTGATGGCTTCGATTATCTGATCCTTGGCGGATGTCCAGAGGTCTTGCGCCGGCCCTTTGGTAAACCACTGTTTCGTTTCCTTGTCGTATTCCTGATACTCGATGTTGAACAGGCCCTCATCCGACGAACTGAAGCGCCAGCGCCATGTATCGCCGTCCTCAACAAATGCCTCTTTGTACAACTGGATCGTCATTTCGTTAACTCCGTATTACCATCAGTCATCTCTTTCATCTCTTATGATCCACGCCGCAATTGCATCTCTGACGGTTTTTCTGGCGTGAGGCACGTCGTCATCCATAATGCAATGAGTCGTGTTGAATGCCTTCGGGCCGTCAACGACAACGTTCTGCATTCCGTCCCCGCACACAAACCAATGCTCGTCGTCGTCATGTAGAACCGCTATTCCGTTACCCGCATCATCCAGAGCGTCCAACAGTTCCTTGTCCGTAAATTCAGTCATTGTCCTTCTCCAACACGGCCTCGTTTGAGGCGCATCGCAGAGGGGCGTTCTCCCTCTCGTTGATGTAGCGCAGAGCCGTGTCGTGGCGACTCTCTCCGGAATGCTTGGTGGCTACCGCGTAGATCAACTGCCAGTATTTCGCTGCTATATCATCCTGCGCCCCCGGTCCAGTATCGGGTCGGGCGCCCTCATCTGTGTTTCCCCGCGCGCCGGGGGCGGCTTCGCTTCGCGCGGCACCCTTGTATTCTGTTGTGTCCTTTGTCGGCAGTACCTGCTGCCGCGCATAATCCATCACTTCGACAAGATCGGTAATATGACCGTCGCCGATCCACTCCAGAGCCGCCCGCAGGCGGTCGTTATCCGCTGCCAGATCCACGACGCTTTCCTCCATCGCGTCGATGGTCTTGCCGCGGGCATCGTAGCCGGCGCGAAGCCGCTTGATTTCGACTCGCAACTGCTCGACGTATTCGTCGCTGTAGCCAGCGGCCTCGGCTTGCATCGGTAAGTCACTCATGATTTCGTGTCTCCTTTCGGGAGTGGATAATTCTCCCGCACCCACTTCTTAATGTGGTTGCCCGGCCTTGCTGCGGCCAGATCGTCCGTTCCGTATAGATTACCGCTGGCGTCCTTGAATATCTTCGTCTCGGTGTCGAAGGTGAGCTGGGAGCTATCCAGCGGGCTTGTGGCTATGTCGGTCGGTACTCTGAGTATAGTCATTGTTGCTCCCTCAGTAGGACGGTGGATCTAGTGGCGTCGCCCAGTGCGTCGCATGTTCATCCCGCAGCCATTCGATAACGTCTTCGATGAAGGTACAGCCGTTGATCTCGTAACCGTAGCTCGGGCTCCATATCAGAACCCAAAGCCAATCGTCGTGTTCGCGGCAGTCATCGGCGGTAGGCAGGCGGTCATCTATGGAAATCCACTGTGTCATGATTACTGCCCTCTCAAAACAGTAGCTTCACTAACTGTGGAGACGCCACGCGATCAAGGCGCAGAGGCTCACTACTGAAACCGCCATTACAACCATGCAGATTGCCGTGATGTTGTTCGTCCGGTTGGCTACTGAAACGTTGTGCCGCCACAGGTTGATCTCACCGATGCGCTCGCGGAATATCTGCTCGGATTGAAGCCCCCATTGCGCCCTGGAAAGCGACTCCAGTTGCAGCCATTGCTTCTCTGCCTCTGGGGAAAGGGCCAAGCTCGTTACCGCATCTTTGTCGCTCATAATTCGTTCCTGTGTTACTTGGGCAGAAAATCTAAGAGCCGCTGGCCGTCGCAGTTCCTGCCCCAGTGCGCTTCTCCGTCAGTGTCTACCTTGCCGCACTCTGGACAGCCTCCTTGCGCAAGGTGGTATTCCTCCGTCTCCATCCGTGCCTGGATGCAGAGCCGCAGGAAGTCTCGATCACCCACCAGTTCCGCGACAAAGCTGTCGATGTAGTAGCGCTCCATCTCGGTTGGGACGTGGTATCCCTCGCGGCCTTCCTCGTCCTCGACCATCGCCTCGAACTCATCGAGCCGCTTTTCGATGTCCTCGCAGAGCGCTTCGTTACGTGTCGTCATTGCAGCCTCGTTACTTGGCAGTCGTCGGTATGTGATAACTGAGCGCGGCGGTCGGGCTGCCCACCATTCCCACCAATCAACCAGAGTCTTTGTCGTCATTGCTCTTTGTGCACAACAAAGATGGCAACACCGGCTATGACGCTCATCGGGATTACTGTTAGCCACCATTGCCAGTCAAGAAACGTCCATCCCCACCTAAGCGCAAGTGCCGTCGATATGAACATGCCAATTACAAAAATCATAAAATGCGTCATCTTAAGCACCTCCCAACAAACCGCTTGTATCTTTTGTCGGCCAGTCGTGCATGTTGTTCATCCTCGCTTCTTGTCTGGCGTGTCCATGGAAGCGCCAGATGAACGGCAGGCAGTCGCCATACTCGGTGGTGACGTAGCGCCTCACCCAGCACAGGTTGCCGTCCACGCGCTCCACAATGCCCTGCGGCTCGCCCTGATAGACGATCTCCTGTCCATTGACTGGCTTTCGATCTTCGAATGTCATCTCGCTTCCTCTGATACCCATTTTGGGGATGTTCGTACCCAATTTGGGTATGTGCTTAGTTTGTATGGGGCAGTTACCCTTCGTAATCCGCTTCAGCCAGCGTGTCCGGCTTGTCGTTGTGTATTGGGCACGTCTCGCTCACAAGAGCGGCACCGCTTTCTGGCTCCGGGTTTTCGCAATCGCAAATCATTTCGTTGTCAATAATGTCCATGCTGCTCGCACCACAGCCGGAACTTGGCCGTTTCCAATGGCTCTAAGTCGGTCCACCCGAGAGGCCACCCCATGAGCCACTCGACCCACGTCGGGTTCAGCGAGCCACCAACTTGTGTTTGCAAGTTCTCGCCGCCTTCGCGGCCCTGTGAGCCCGGACCCGTGCTGCAATTCGCGTGAGGTGTCGCCCAATTCACTGCCCGGCCGAGTTCGTTTCCGCTCGGCCCGTTGCTCTTGCCGTCCGGACTGAACCCGTGTGGCGTCGGCCACAACCTCACCGCGGATTCCAGACCGAGCTGAACCTTCTTTCCCTTGTGATAGAACGTCCCGCCGATCTGCTCCGCGTGCGCCACGGACCGACCGCCGTTCGGCACGTTCGGAGTCGGCCATAGGTTGAATCTCGCCATCGCTCCGAGTGTTGGTCGTAGAGCCGCGCCCTCGCTCGCGCTCCGGTTGAACATGCTCCCGGTATCCACTGTCGCTGGCGTAGGCAATACACCACCATCGATCGCGGCGATGCGGAGCTCCTGTTTCGGCAGCGGATAGCCGACGCCATCGACAGTCATACCCGCTATCGGCCAGGTCCCCGAATATTCGTCTTGCGTATTCGTGAGCAAGCAAACCTGGGACGTTCTCCAGGAGCGCGAATCGCGGTCGTACTGCGCGAATGACACCGATGGTTTCTGGCCACATATTGCGCGCGTCAGACTCGCCTCCGCCCGCTCCAGCGACGCTGAACGGCTGGCACGGGAAGCCCGCGCTGACGACATCAGCCAGGCCCTTATAGCTGTCGGCGTACCCCTCACTGATGAATGCCCGGATATCGCCGAAGATTGGAGCTTCTGGCAAACAGCAGTCCCTGATCCGGGCGGCGAGGACTTTTTGACAGTAGTCGTCATATTCGACGTACCCTATCGGCGTCCAGCCAAGCAAATGACTTCCGAGAAGTCCGCCGCCGGCACCGCTGAAAAGGGAAAGTTCATACAACTGTCATTGCCTTCTGTGTGGAGTTACCGAAGCCGCTCGCGCAACAGTTCGGTCTCGCGATCCTTCTTGTTGACCAACTCCGTCAGCCCCTTGACGTGGCTTTCAAGGTCCAGGATGCGTTCGTTTTTTAGCAGATCGGCAAAGGCGTCAACCAGCTCGTGACGCTTCTGTATGCCTCCTGTTTCAAACAGGCGACCGTGGATCACATCCGACCCTCTGTCCCGCCCGGTGTAGCCGTACTTTTCGCATCCGAGGTAGCGTCGAAACATTTCCTCGTTCCCCGATAGCATCGACTCTATGGCTCGGTCGGTCATTTCCTGTACGTAGTACATAAGCTGGTCTGCCAGATCGTCCTTGAGCCACCACTCGACTTTGTCTGCGGCATCGCGGAACAGGCCCTCAATCTGCTCTGCAAGGGGTTTTACAACGTCCTCTGGCAGTCCTGCATTGAACGTCTCGCGCAGCTTGTCTCGGAATTCGATGTCTCGACTTTCGTTCATTTCGTTAACTCCCTAAACAGGTCATAGTTCGTTCATTCGACCCCAACCACTTCTTCGTCTTCACCCTCGCCGAATATCTCGAACCTAGTTCGCGGAAACAGACAACGTCCATCTTGGCGCATGAGGTTCCGAAAGAGACTGGTGCAGTCCCGACAATAATTCGGCTCTCCCGGCCATTGGCGTCGAGCTGGCGGCGGGTGGCCGGTCTCTTTAGACGCAGCCGCCAGCCAAGCCTCGTATTCGTCCACAGAACCAAAACACGGAGGGTGTTCACCAGCATCTGGGCGGGTGATGGGCTCGTGTTCTTGTCTCTGCACGATCATCTCGAGCTTCCTAATTATTGGATCGTCCATTGATCTCACTGAAGTCCTCGATAGGGATCATGACTTGGGGTATGCCGTCGATGTTTCTCACCGCGTACTTCAACCCCGTATGTGGCATGAATGCCTTCCCGAGCATCTTCTTTCCCTTTGCTACGATGCGGAACGGCGTGACCGTGTCTGCCGACAGGGCCTTGACCATCAGCCAGCGGGCAATCGGCACGCACACGCATTTGACCTCGTTGAATTCTGCGACTGTCGGTTTTTCGTGAAAACTCAGCCAGCCAGTCAGGGCTTCGTCGGCGTACACCGCGTGTACGGAAGACGAGTCGCTAGCCTCCGTGTAGAGAACGATCTGCCGCTTCCACGCAGATGACAGTTCCCCCATGGACTCTCCTCTATCTGCGCCCATGATCAAAACGGAATATCGTCGTCGTCAAAGTCCTTTTTTATGTCTCTGGTTTCCTCAGGCTCCTGATCGGATTCCTGGCTGGCCGAACGACCACCCCCGCCCGACTTGCCGCCCAACATGATCAGCCCGCCGAAGTTGTCGAGCAGAATCTCGGTGCTGTAGCGCGTGACGCCTTCTTTGTCGTCCCACTTGCGGGTTTGCAGCTTGCCCTCGATGTAGACCTGAGAACCCTTGCGGACGTACTCAGCGATGATCTCGGCGGTCTTGCCGAACGCGACACATTTATGCCACTCGCATTGCTCCTTCACTTCACCGGTGGATTTGTCGGTCCACTTCTCGCCGGTGGCGACGGAAAAGTTTGCAACCGCCTTGCCGTCAGGAAGGAATCGCGTCTCCGGGTCTTGGCCTAGTCGGCCGATCAGCATGGCTTTGTTCAGGTCCATCTACTTGCTCCTTAAATGAATACTTGCATCAGAAGATACGCAGGCTCTCTGATTCGATGAATTCGGCCCCGCTAATTTCCTTGACGCCCTTCTTCAGCATCAGTTGGGCGAGGGTGTTCAGGCCGGACCTTTTCAGGTCCACGACTTGCTCCAGCACGAGACCGTCCAGGTCGTCCAGCGCAGAGGGTAGGGCCGCCAGGAATTGGCGCAGGTTCTTAACCTCAGTGTTGTACTTCTTCGCACTCGAGGTGGACGAACCGTAGTTGCCTCTCGTCACGCCTACTCTGGCTTTCTCGATCAGCTTTTCGGTGACCTTCGTCGCCTCCTCAAGAACCTCGTTCTGGTCCTCCTCAGTGGTTTCTGCCTCGGCTTGCGCTAGAGCTTCCTCCTCAAGGCGTCGTGCTTCCTTGGCGGCCTCCTCGCGTAGGCGGGCATCTTCGGCGCGTTTCCACGTCACCATCTTCCGCTCGACGATGGTGCGTACCTTGTCGAACTCGCCAGTAACCGGCTTGAACGCCTTGTTGATGAGCGTGTACAGGTTGTAGAACGGGGAGGTTATTTCCTTGCGCAGGTCCTCCGCTTTGCTCCCTTGCGTGCGCGCGATCTTAATCAAATCGCCGCCCTTGGCGTATGACTCCGAGTCCGTGACCTCGGCCCTGTCGGCCTGCGCGATCAGGTTGTTCGCGGTCTCCTGAAATTCCGCAAGCGCTACCTGTAGCCGTCCGACTTTCTCGGCGGTCGGAAGCCCGGTGGTGGAAATTGTTACTGCTTTGCTCGTCATGTCTGGCCTCTCAAAACAGGGACGGGATGCCGTCCAGTTCGTTTGCGTACTCTGGTCGTTCATCATTGACCAGCATATGATTTATCTGCACCAGTCGTTCGTAGAACCGCGCCTGCATGCCCTCGTCAAGTGGAACGTCCTCCTGGTGTAGCTGCTCCAGCGGCTTTGCCTCCGGATGGAAGCTGACGAACCTTATCTTTGGCCGGCCAGTGACAAATGCCTCGAACTGAACCTGTACGAAGTACTCCCACATGCACTGCTTCACGCCAAATCTAAGCAGGTCTTTGTGCCTATCCAGAATCAGCGGGCACTTCACCTGCCCGGTCGTGTCGTCACCCTCAAAAAAGTCTGGGGTTGCGCTCGCGATGTCGAATGTGGGGTGAATAAACATGCCGGGGTTGATCTGCACCTTGCCGGTGGTAAACCGCAGCATGTCGTACTCACGGATGGCGCGCTCCTCGTAGGCGTGGCCATGCTCGAAGGCGGCGCACGTCGCTCCATCGACTGCCGGCTTCGTCAGTTCCTCCGCCATCTCGTCCAACATCCGACCGATCGTGGCGGGGCGACCGTACATTATCTTGTACGCACGGTCAGAGGCCGTGATGCGACCGCGCCGAGCGTCCATCCAAATCGGCGTGTTCTGCGGAATCCCCTTGGCCGGGTCCTTCGGCTTGTACAGTAGGCTGAAGTCGTACTTCATGACCGGCGCCCAATAAGAACGACCGAAACAATCATCCCTTTTTGCCTTTGCTGGTCGCCTTACCCCGCGGCTCCTTGGCCGCGGGCTTAGCGCTTTCCTTCGCGCCCTCCGGGGGGTCGCCCCCCTCCTCAGCATTCTGTTTCGCGGCCTCGTTGACCTTTTTTTGCCGGTCAAGCAGCTTGGCTTCGATTTCTTCGAAGTAGCGAACCGGAATTTTCTTCAGGCTGTTGGTCTTGTACGTCTCGGCTACCTTCGCCGGTGCGAGCCCCTGCGTATTACACAGGTCACGTATTCTCTTGGCCTGCTCGTCCGATATTTTCTCGCCCATATCGGCACGTAGAGATTCCTCGTCAATCGCCGACGCCTGCTCGTTGGCCTCGGCCTCGTTGTCGATATGGACTGCCGTCTGCAGACGCTTATAGGCTTCGCCATCCGACACCGGCCACTGTTTGTAGCCGCGCTTGATGCCGCTCTTTTTGGACATCTCTCCGGGCCACGTGACCCACGGTCCGCTCGGTTTCCGTTTGGGGTCGCGTGGATTGAATGCGTCACTGGCGCGGGCAACAGTCAGTATCTCGCCGATGTCCATCACGGTGATATGCGGGTTCGGTGCGTCCCGTAGCTGCGCGATGCAGTAGACGCCGATCATGCGGTTGCGCTCTCCGTTTACGAGGTCGATAACGCGCTCCTCACGCGGCGCAAACAGCTTCGGCTTGTGTTTCAGGTACGGAGTGCTACCGAGGTCCACGTCGAACGTGTCCTCCTCGCAGAGAAACACCACGTCGGCCCTGATGTTCGAAATTACGCCGGTGTCGGTCGCCAGCTTCATCAGTCCTCGGTACTGGGGGGAGGCGGTGCATTCGACTCGGTTACGCTTCGAGTTCCACCGCGGCAGAAGCGCCGCCTGCTGGCCGGCCGGATTCAGGCTCAGGCCCATCGCGGCCAGGTTGACGAACGCATCCTTGATGGTCTCCGGGTCGCACTCCAGTAGCTTCTCGTTGTTCGAGATGGCCTGCAGCGCGAACCGCGCCTCGTTGTTGTAGTCGAGGAGCTTGTGCGTGTTCTGCGCGTTGAACTTGCGCTTCGCATCCCGGATGGCAAGAGCCGCCTTCTCTCGGGCCTGCGGTTTGGCGACGACCTTGTTTGCCATGTCTCTCCCCTGCGAAAATTAGAGCGGTTGGCCAAGTTTGATATAAAGGGCGACCGCGACTACCCTTACATGTTTCCCCGGTGACCTCCGGAGCCAGCTGATTCAGTGTCTCTACGGTCCCCACCGATCTACTGGTGAGCTTTGTTCCGTCTCGGAGACAAGGCGTCTGAAATGTACGCCCAGCTGGAGCATGGTTTGGACGATACCCGCTAGAATCAGGTGCGTCTACAACTTGCCGATTTTATTTTCCGGTCGCGGAGTGTACCAGAGTTTGCCCGGTCAACTTCGTTGCCGAAACGGTGGCGGAGCGGTGGCCGTATGTTTGGGAAATGTGGTTTCATGCTCGCCGCGAACGAGAGGGCGAACTCGATAAAAAGCGCAGGTAGGGGTCGGGAGCGCCTTAGCTTTCGGTCTGGGGACGCCGAATAGAACCCCAGAGCCGCCGTGCGGCCAGCTTCCTAGAAACCACTTTAACAAAGTGCGTCTAGGGGGTAAGGGGGCCGCTGTGCCGCCAGGGAGGCGATAACTACTGAATAGTAAGACAACAGACTCAGGTATTAAGTTAAATTGCGCCCGAGTTTCGCGAGTTCTGTAAGGTCGGGCATTTCAGGCATTTCAGAAATCGGAGTAAGATTCTTATGTCCACATGTTACGTCTACTTCATCCAGGAAGCTCCGCGCGGCTCAATAAAAGTTGGCATGTCAAGCGATCCAGAGAAACGTCTGAAGACTTTGCAGACCGGCGCCCACAAAAAATTACGGCTGATCGCTCGGTTCCCATTCCAATGTCGGCAGGAGGCACATACGGTGGAGCAAGAGATTCACCGTAAATTCTCCCACTTACGACTGTCCCAAGGCGAGTGGTTCAAGCGGACGATCCTGAAAGAGATGAAGCAGGGACGGAAACGTGTAATCGGTGGGTCCTACGAGAATCCGACAGTAACCACCCCGTCTTGAGAAAAAACAGCCAACCCCTAGAACGGTCCCTCGCTACTTGGTAGGGTTTTCTGATGCAACTGTTCGACTACCAGAGCCGTGTTCTCGACGACGTGCGCTACGCCATCCGCGGAGGCGCACGCTCGATCTTAATGGTGCTCCCGACCGGTTCAGGAAAAACGGTCTGCGGTGCCCACATGATTCATTCCGCTGAGTCGAAAGGCAACCCGACGCTATTCACCGCGCATCGGCGCGAGCTGGTGAACCAGACCGTCGACAAGTTGCAACGTTTCGGCGTACAGCATGGGACGATCATGGCCGGCAAGACGCCGTCCCTTTGGCATGGCGTGCAGGTTGCCAGCGTCGATACTTTGCGGGCTCGCTGCATGAGCCCACGCAAGAAGATGGAATTGCCACGCGCATCTATCCTGATGGTGGACGAAGCGCACCGGTCCTGCAGCCCGACCTACACGAAGCTGATCGACCATTACCGTAAGGACTCGCTGGTGATTGGGCTCACGGCTACGCCGATTCGCGGCGACGGCAAGGGCCTTGGCCGCCACTACGACGAGATGGTTGTCGGACCCACGGTGCAAGAACTGATCGACATGGGGCGCCTGGTACAGCCCAAGTATTTCGTGCCGAGCATTCAGGACCTGACTGGCGTGCCTATCGCGAAGGGCGACTACGTCGAGAAGCACCTCGGCAACATCATGGGCACGAAAGAGGTGATCGGCGACGTCGTGGAGCATTACGGCAAGCTTGGCGAGGGCCCGGCCTTGCTGTTTGCGCCAGATGTGAAGTCGTCCATCGGCTACATGGAAGCATTCAATCGTGCTGGCATTTCTGCGGCTCATATTGATGCGTCCACGCCAGCGGACGAGCGCGACCGCATCATCGCAGGACTCCTTGGCGGCCGGTTCGATGTTTGCTGCAACGTAATGGTGCTTTGCCTTGACACCGAAACCGAGATTCTCACCGACCGAGGATGGACAAACTACCGGGAAATGACCAAGCAGCACAAGGTGGCTAATTGGGAAGGCGGTCGCGTGTGGTTTGAGGGGCCGCAAGATGTGGTCGTGAGGGACCGAGATCCAAGTGAGCGCATGTTCTCCATAGAGACGCGCAAGAAAAGCATCCGGGTTACCTCAGGGCATAGGATGCTGTACAGAACGAAGCACGGAGGACGGTTCCTCAAATGCCCCGTGGACGAACTTGAAGGACGAAGCGTGCAGCTTCCGATTACCGGTCGCATTGATATAGAGCCCGCTGAAGTCACATTGGACGAATGTATGTTCGCGGGGTTCTTTGTTGGCGATGGCTCAAGGTGCCAACTACAGAGAGGAGGTGTCGAGTACGTTGTTTCTCAGAGCTTCGCTTATCCGAAGATAATTGCATGGTTCGATGCGCTGATTCTCAGGTGCGGTCTGCATTGCGTGCGAAAGGAGAGGGCATACGCAGTCAAATTCGTGCGCTGGAGCTTCTGCCGCGGAACCGGCGGAAAATCACAGAAACGCAACGGTGGCGTGGCTCGTCTAGAGTGGCTGCTGGACAAATCTTGCTCCTCCATCAGTAGTTTGAGCGCCTCTCAGTTCGAGGCGTTTATGCATGGTCTCTGGATGGCCGACGGCAACCACGGAGATGGCGCGACTCCAGTCAAGAACAAATATATAACCTCCTGCAACAAGTACATGCTAGACAACATTCAGGCCGCAGCCACTGTTCGCGGCATGCGGGTGTCGCTGTCTTCTGAGATTCTTCCACGTAAGGCAAACCACCGGTCGCAATGGACCCTATCGTTCTGCCATAGAGATTACTGCTCCACGAGCTGCTCTGAGTTTAAGGCAGAGAACATCTGGCGCCCAGAGAAGGTCTGGTGCGTCAAGACCACGTCAAAAAACATCATCACCAGGCGGCAAGGCAAGGTTGTTGTCATGGGCAACACCGAGGGCTTCGACTGTCCACCAGTGCGCACCATCATCATGTGCCGACCAACCCGAAACATCGGTTTGTATTTGCAGATCGGCGGTCGGGGCCTGCGCACGTCGGACGGAAAGGACTCCTGCATAGTCATCGACCACTCTGGGAGCGTGTACGAGCACGGCCTGCTGGAATGGGACCACGAGTGGAAACTGACCGATGCCGAGGGCTGCGAGTCTCGCGAGGAGCGCCAGAAAAAGCTGGACGAGAAGAAGCCTATAACCTGCGTCCAGTGCTCCCATGTGTATACCGGCCAGCTTATCTGTCCCAACTGCGGACACATGCCGAAGAAGCACGGAAAAATTGTCGAGAGTCGCCAGGCCGATCTGGTTGAGTTACGGACCCTGGCGCGCCAGAAAAAGGAGCGCAAAGACAAGCCCCGAGAGTACACGAAGGAGGAGAAGCAGCTGTTCTTTTCCATGGCGCTCCAGTACGCCGCTGACAGAGGACACAAAGATGGTTCAGTGGCTTGGAAATTCAAAGACCGCTTTGGCCACTTCCCTCAAGACATGCAGAGGATACCGACAGAGCCTTCACCGGAATTCATGCGGTTCATCCAGCACCTGAATATTAAAGCCGCCTACCGCCGGAAGAAGGAAGCGGCATGAAGCGTCGCTATCGCATCTCCATCCGGATCAACGGCAAGCGCGTCTACACGAAGCTGTACCGACGCTGGATGGATATGAAGGGCCGCACGAAAGGCCACTCGACCCGATCACCGCACTTGTACGACGGCCTTGATCTCCACTGGACATCCTTCGCGGAGTTTCGTTCGTGGGCGCTGGTGAACGGGTTCAGCAAGGGAACGTCGTCTCCTGATAGAAAAGATGCTGATAAGGGCTACGTGCCGGGCAATGTGAAGTTCGTCCCGTGTGTCGAAAACTACTCATCCCGCCGAAGCTGGCAGCACATGAGCGACTACGCCGTGCGCGGCGATGAGCCGCCCGAGCCCAAGCACGGACCTCATTGTTCGTGCGAATTTTGCGCGGACTATTGGGCGGCCACGGCATGAGCCGGCCCAGCCTCATTTCCGAAGTGCGAGAGACCGCGCGCGGCCGGTGGCCAAACGTCTTGCGTGCGATCGGTGTAGACCCAGCGGTGCTGAGCGGAAAGCACCAGCCATGCCCGATGTGTGGCGGCGAGGACCGGTTCAGGTTCACCGACCACCAGTCCGAGGGGCGGTATTTTTGCTCCGGGTGTGGTCCGGGTGACGGGTTCGATCTGGTTGTAGGGGTGTTGGGTGTGTCGATGCGGGATGCGGCGAAAGAGATCAGGAAAATATGCGGTGGTGTGCCGGAGGCGGACGAGGTTTTTACAGAGCCAGACGTGGACTCGAGAAAGAACGCGCTCAACAGCATGTGGCAGTCCGCTGGTCTGTGGGTGGCTGCGCGCAGGTATCTGACTACGCGGGGCTGCTTTCGAATGGACGCGGATTTATACCAGGATCTTCGCGGCGGGAATATCTGGCACAAGGAGAAGGGTAGGAGGATGCGTGCCATGCTGGCGCTCGTGCGCGACCCCCATGGCCGGCCAGTATCGATCCATCGCACCTTCCTGGACGAGGATGGCAAGCGGTTCGAGCGGAAGATGATGCCGCCCGTTGGAGACATATCTGGATCGTCGATCAGGCTTGGCATCATCGCTGACAAGGTAATTATTGGCGAGGGTATCGAGACAGTTCTGTCCGGATGCCTCAAGTTCGAATGGCCCGGCATGGCCGCGATCAGCGCAAACCTGATGCAGATGGTGAAGTTACCCGCTTCCGTGAAGGACGTCATCATCTTGGCGGACAACGACAAATCGTTCACCGGTCAGGCCGCGGCATTCACCTTGGCGCGCCGGCTGGACAACGAGAAGCGGCGCGTGTCGGTGTATCTCACGGAGCGGCGCGGAGACTTTAACGACGACCAGGATCACTACCAGATTTGGAATAACGAAACAGGGGACTAACCAATGCAGCCCGCCACGAACAATCGAAAACAACCACCGCAGCAAGGAAGCCGCGGCTGGCTTCAGACCTACCTAGACGTGCTTGCAGCAGTCTGCGGTCGAGGCATCAAGCACTACACCAAGACGTTCAGTACACCGCGCGAATGGATCGAATTTCAGGTCGGCGGCAGATGCGTGCGGCCTGAACCACGACAGCCTATAGGTGGTCAGAGCTACGCGCAGATCGAACGAGGTCGCTCTATCCGAAAGAAAGCGCAACTTAGAAAATGAACACACTGGATATAGTTGCCTACAAGGGCGACGTAGAACTCGAGGAGTCCCGATGGTGTAACGCATGGGGCATGACCGTAAAGGTCAAGCTGGAGCAGCGGCCCCACGAACTGAATGCGGCGAACCCATTTAAGAAGTACAGCAGGATGCGCAAGAACAGGGTTGGCACGAGATTTCAGGCCGTGTTCGCTGCTGGCGAGGACGACATCTCGTACAACGACGAGGTGATGCTTAAAGGCTGGTCTGACGGCACCACGGGCTGGAAGCTGACGCTCTGGATACATGCAAACGATGACGGCCTGCATCCGTTCATGGATAGCCAGAAGGGCACCACGTACGGGCTGGTGATGGTCGAACTCGATGACGATAATGTCGCGATAAATCAAAAGAAGAGAGACCGCGTTGAGGCCGCCAAGGACGCGCGGAAGCATGGATACCGGTTGTCGAGCTACGCGGCGATGCTGTGCCGTGAACCGCAGTTCATGCAGTGGCTGAATACCGGCCCACACGACGAGATCTTCGAGAGCGAGGAGCAGGTCGCCACATGGATGCGCAACCTACTGAGCATCGAGAGCCGCGCGGATCTGGATCACAGCGAGGCGAAGGCTCAGATGTTTCACGAGGAGGTAAGGAAGCCGTACTCGAAATGGAGCGGGGAACGATGATCAGAATTATCCTAATGGCGCTGTTCTACCCGATCCTGGGGGTTTTAATTCTCGCGTTTCTGATCTTGCTGGGTATTGCGATCACCGGGCGCGTGATGTTTGCGTGTGCTGAGGAAGGGCTGGAGGAGCTATTGTGCGCTTTCCGACGACTGTAAAGGCTCACCACGATCGCGTGCGCGCGTGTAGATGTGTCGTGACCGCATCGCCACAAGTCACCATTCACCATTGCCACGGCGGTTCGATGAAAGACGCTGGATTTCACTCTGGCGGTGCTCAGAGGGGAGTGGGGGAGGCGCTGGTGCTGCCTTTGAAAGCGGGGTTCCATTTCGGGGATAACGGTATCGACAACGGTGTCGGTGTCGAGACGTGGGAAATTTGGTACGGGACTCAGGTAGGGTTTTTGAAAGAGATTTCTGAGCTACTTGAGTATGATGTCTTCGAACTACACCGCCTTTGGGAAAAGGAGCCGCCGCCACGAGGATGACATGGAAGTCAAGATACGCCCATTAGTAGCAGGTCCGCGGCTCGAGATCGACGAGCAGAAGGAAGCGTGGAAGTGGCTGGCCAGCGTTCAGGTTGGTGACAAGTGCCTTCAAGACTACAGCTTTATGTGCCCTAACGGCACCCAGCTAGCCGGCGGCCGCAACCGCCGTGCGCAATACATGTCGAGCCTGAAGGCGCAGGGATTCAAGACCGGCGTCAGCGACCTTGTGATTGCTTATCCGGTCGGAGAGTTCCATAGCGGAGATTACCCCGGTGGCGCGTTCCATGGCGCCTATATTGAGCTGAAGCGTGTGCGGGAGGCATTCAAGGGACCCGCGGCCTTGGCGGCCAGCGTCAGTGAGGACCAAAAGGGCTGGCTTCGGCTGATGGCCTCGGTCGGCTACTGGGTGTACGTGGCGTACGGCGCGGAAGACTTTAAGGTTGCCGTCAGATCGTACCTGCAAAGAAAAAATCAGCCACCCCTTGATTTTTCTCTGTGACCCGCTAACCTCAGTGTGAACGTGAGGTATCAGCATTCGATGAGGATTTGCATGCATGAGTAGATTAAGATCCGAGTGCCACGACTCAAAAAATCCGGCACTCCCAAACGACACGGCGCTTTTCTTGATACGCGATTCGGTGGCGCGTCGTCGATCACTGATTCACGGTAGGTTGCATGACGGAAGCGGCAAGCATTGCGCCATTGGAGCGTTCTGGGATGACAACCCAGGTACAACCCTGAGTTCGTCGCTCATTGATGAGGTCGCTGCGGTGAATGATTCGCTCCCGTCTACGGCCACGCCGAAAGAGCGCTGGAAAAAAGTCAACGAATGGTTGCGGTGGAAGATTAAAGCGCTGTCAGCCAAGTAACAGAAACTTTCAAGCCGATGTAGGCAACGAAAAGTGCTCAGGCAGACTGACCTGAGGGGGCTGGGACACCGGGAACTTTTGGACCAGAGCTGGTGTATCCGCGAGTCCACATACGAGAAAGGCCCCGCCAGTTCGGTGCCGGTGGGGCCTTTATTTCGTGGACGCTGGTCCGGTGGTTGTGCATACTATGGACTCTGCGGCCGGTAGCTCCCCACTCCCGATGCTTCTCCCCCTAAAAAGAAGGGAGCGCCGGCCCTTTTCACACTCCCCGCAGGAATCCTCGAGCGCCCTTGGTTATGCCGTACTGGCGTCCTATTTTGCGATAGCGTCTGGCGGCCTTCTTGATTGAGCCGTCCAGGGACGAGGTATACCGGTCAACCTCTGCGTTCGCCATCTTATGCATCCTGATTGGAAACTCGATCACGACATACGGGGTGAACTTTCGCCCCGGCTTGCCCATGAGGGCGGTACGGGTGCCTTCGTCATCGCGCAGTCTTACTAATCGCATGGTCTTCTCCTCGTGAAAATTTTTCGGCCTACTCATAGATTGCTACTTTGGTTCCGTGCTAATGTCCTGCCACTACAAGGATAAACGTCGCAACCATCTGATAGACTTGTATTTTACAGGACGCCGAGCAAACTGTCAACGGGTAGGTTTTTCAGGGACTTACGGATGTGATTACGGACCAGGAAGGAAGAATATGCGCCTCGGAACTCATAATTTCGCTGGATGACATGGATGCAATGCAGCGCGCTATCAGGGTTGGTCCATATTTGTACGCGGGGATCTTGCACGCGGTACGCGACCTGGCCGGCCTTGGGATCGAATTGGAAAAAGGATCGGTGTCTTTCGCAAGAGATATTGAACTGAACATTACAACGGTGACGGTCCGGTCTGATTGGCGACCGCCGTCGAGGAGGTAAGTGATGCTCGCACCACACAGCGTCTATGGCTACGTGTCCGAGAAAGACATCGAGGAGGCCATCGAAAAGAGGCTGAGGACCACCGGCGCCGACAAGAAGGACGTTCTGGCGTCGCTGCTTGGGGAGGCCATCAACACTCTCTTGAAGATTAACTCAGCGATACCCATCAGCTCACGACACCGGCACCTGATCTCGGGTCCGATGGAAGAATTTGCGAATGGCAGCGGCAAAGAAACATATCCGACATCCTAGTAGGGGTCGCGAAACGATCTGCGGACGGATGTCGGTAACGTTCGCCGCGAAGGACGGTGATGCGACTTGCGGTGTGTGCCGGTCGATGGCGACGAACGGAAACCTTGAGAAGCTACGGCTGAACGACTCCAAGGAGAAGTTTCCCGGCGCCAACCAGAGCGGCAATCCCCGCATGACGGACCTGCAGAAGGCATTTGCAGCTCATCCTCTGGTGACGACCAACCCACGTCGCGCGGCGATTGAGGTTGGTTACAGCGAGTCCTACGCAGAGGATCACGCGCACGCGCTCAGGAAGCAGTTGTCGTTCGCCATTATCGCGAACCAGGAGGAGGCCAGGAAGCTATCTGCAATTTCGGCTGCTCGAGTGCAGCAGGAGCTTGCATCGATGGGATTTGCAAATATTTTGGATTACTACGATGTTTGCGCTGAGACCGGGGAAGCCACCCCGAAGCAACTGAACGAACTGACGCGCGAGCAAGCGGCGGCCGTTCAGGAGGTAGAGATGTTGGAAATCGAGGATGCTGATGGCACTAAGAGAAAGGTGCTGGGGCGCATCAAGCTCACGGACAAGCGTGCGGCATTGGTTGAACTGGGAAAAACCATTGGACTTTTCAACAAATTTACCATTGAGGACCGCCGGCAGAACACGCTAGACCTTGAGCAGGTACCTACCGAGGACCTTGAGAAGGTCGAACGGTACCTGTTGAACGCCGCCCGCAAGACGCGGGACAAGATCGACAATCATGAGGCCATACCTGGCGAATACGCCGAGGCCGGGACATTACTAGAGGGGCCACAGGATGGCGGTCAAGAAAACTGATTTAGATGGACTGGATCAATTCTGTACAAACGACGGGCAGAAGGCACTGCTTGCTGCAATTCGAGAATCCCGAACGCACAGGGAGGCCGCCAACAAGCTCGGGACTACCGAGAGAAACGTAGCCTACAAGCTCCAGAGACTGCGAGAGAAGGCTGCAAAGGCCGGATACTCCCCGCAGCACGACATGACCAAGACGACTCCCGAGGGATTTAGCGTCAAGGGCACATCGACGCTCTACGATCCAGGCGGCGTGGTCAAGCTGCAGTGGGTCAAGACGCAGCGCGATCAGGAACTGCGGCAAGAGATCATGCGGCAGTTCGTGGAGGAACTGAGCGACACCGTGACACCCCGTAAACGCATCGCGCTCGGCAAGAAATCTACGGCCAAGGATCTGATGGTTGGCTACCCCATAGGCGATCATCACTGGGGCATGTACGCATACGCCGCGGAGACCGGCGGCGACTACGATTGCAAGATCGCGAAGAAGGTCCTTGCAGACGCGGTAGACAATCTCGTGGACGCGGCCCCTGCGGCCGAGACAGCCCTTCTCGCGAACTTGGGCGATTACCTGCACATGGATAACCGATCGAACGTAACTCCGGCCAGCGGGCACATGCTGGACGTTGACACGCGATACAGCCGCGTCATTCGCTTGGCGGCCTTCGGGTTGGCCCATTCCATAGAGAGGCTTTTGGAGAAGCACAAGCGTGTTCGAATGGTCAATGTTCCCGGTAATCACGATCAAGACTCCGCTTCGTGGCTGTCTCTTGTGATGCAGGCGTATTTTCGCAACGAGCCACGCGTCGAGATAGATATGTCTCCGGCTGTGTTCCTGTTTTACCGCTTCGGCGCCAACATGATATGCATGACGCACGGTCATACCGTGAAGCTGGAAAACCTACCCAGCATCATGGCGAGCCTGCAACCCCAAATGTGGGGAGAGACCACATACCGCGTTGGATGGACCGGCCACGTCCATCACAGCCAGACGGTCATTGGCAAGGAGAATCATGGTGCTGTCGCCGAGTCTTTTGGTGTTCTCGGGCCGTGCGACGCCTACAGCGCATCCAGGGGCCACGGTGCCCGGCGGGAGATGAATGCGATTACCTTCAAAAGAGACGGCGGCATCAAGTGTCGCGCCACATACAACGCCGACTTGCCATGAGCGCGCCTTTGGATGCAAAGGTTCGCAAGAACCTGCCATTGTGGCGAGGCTTTCTGCGCTACTTCCCGGATGCGTCGCTCGCGGTGGCGAAGCTGTCCTTGATCGGGAACGAGCAACACAATCCTGGGGAGGAACTGCACTGGGCGCGTGGCAAGTCCATGGACCAATACGACTGCCTCGCTCGCCATCTGCTGGACGCCGACCTACTCGACTCCGATCTTGTGCCGCACGCAGTCAAGGTCGCATGGCGCGCCATGGCCGGCCTACAGACTTACCTTGAGCAGAATCCGTGGGACACGTCCGTTGAGGAGTGCCTTGCGGCAGCGAAGAAGGGGAATGACTGATGCCGCCCATCTACGAATATGTGTGCGAAGACTGCGATTCGGTGTTCTCTATCCTGACGACCTTCGATCATCGCAGGGACGCACAGATATGTCCGAATTGCGAATCGCGGGACAACCATCCGATCTTGTCTCCGACCAGAACCACCTTCAAATTCGCTGACAGATGTGCAGAGAAGCGCATACGGGCCCCCAAGGAGAAACGGCGATGAAAGAACTGGATCGCATAGGCGTCGAGGATGACGCTTGGATGATGACCGCTCTTGGCGGCGCGGTTTACTTTCTGAGGCCGGCCGACTCCGACATAAACATTGAGGCAGTAGCCCTGCACGCGGGCAAGCTGTGTCGGTGGGGCGGTGCTGTATCGAGATTCTACTCTGTTGGGCAGCACCAATGCATGGTTGGGACATTGATCCAGCGCCAGCTTGATGCCGATGGCATTTCGGATGCCACAGAGGAGTACTGGGACCAGATACTGGCCGGCCTTTTGCACGATGGCGGCGAGTCATTCACAAATGACGTCGTCAGCCCGCTCAAGCACATCATGGGGGGCAAGTACGATTGGATCGAGACCGGACTGGTTCGTGAGCTATTCCACCGCTACGGGGTGGACTGGGCCTACTACAACCAGACCGTGAACGACGCCGACAGGCTTGCATCCGAGATCGAGCGCACGTTTCTTCTGCCCGATCATCCGCGGTTCCCAAAGAAGGACCCGGCAACACTGCCGTACCGGATTGAAAAAGAAGATTGCTGGGGTCCGGACGTTGCCGGCGACAAGTACCTTCAGGCCGTCAGGTACGTTATGGAAAGGCGCAAGCAGACCAGAATTGAGGGTCGAAATGCAACGTCTGGTTGACTGGAGCACTGCATACGTCACAAGGGCGCGCATGTGGATATTCAGCGGCCACTGGCGCGCTGTGTCACGGTACGCGATTAACGTACGGTTCCTGGAATGCGTGCGATGCAGGGATGAGGAGAACGCGCGGGCCGTAGCTGAGATTCACAACAGCTCGCGCGGTTTGTGGAGTTTCTAGGCGGCTATGTCGCCCGTGCGCGGGTCTTTTGCCCACTCGAATTCCTGGCCCTCGTCTTCGTGGTGCGGGACAAATCCCGGGTCGTCGAGGAATTTCTTCAGGTGTGCGTTATTGAGCGCGAGCCTGTGCAGGCGCTCGTAGAGGCATGGCAGCACTGCATCGTGCGGTATGAAGCCACCTTTCGCCCTTTGGATCTGTAGTTCGTTCTCTGCGGTGATGATGTGGATCAGTTGCTTGGCGTTGTCCGTGAGTACGGTCATCGTTTGTCCCCATGCGAAGTTTAATAACTACGGCTCCAACGTAGCAAATCGCCGACAGGAGATCAAGGGTTATGTGAATTTTCTTTGATGGTCGTCACATAAAAAAAGACCCGGACTCGCCGGGCCTTTGAGAGTGATGGGTTTTTCACTGGGCATTTGGTAATGGTGGCTGATCGGACGTGAATGCGTACGTTGGGTCCTCCGGGATCAGTTCCGCAATTTTGTCGACCTCTCTTTGCAGATCCTGCAGCTTTTGTCTCAGCTCGATAATTACGTCTCCCTTGATGTAGTAGTAAGCATCGGCCTGTAGGGTTGTTTTTGTTGGTCCCATGGGTGGCTCCTTTATGCCGCGATGTCTTGCAGTACGTCCCGGTCTGCATCGGATTTTATGGCCTTCTGGTCCACGAGGAGGGCGATTCCGTCTGCGGCGGTCTGTAGAATTGCTTCAGCCTCTTTCCGCTTGGACGGCCTCACATATCCGGCCTCCAGGATTAGCTTCCTCATGACCAGCTGCAGACGAGTATGTACGCCCGTCTCCCCCATCCAGTCATCGATCTGAGTGATTTTGGCTCTGTTGCGCTCGGCCTTCAGCCTCTCTTTCTCGGCCCTATCACGGATCGCGGTCGACAGGGCGTCACGCAGGGACCGCTCCGAGCCGAACTCGCGCGGATCGAGGCCGAATTTCATGGAGCGCACGATGCGGCTCTTGAACTGAGCCCATGCCGGCATGCGGGTCTTCACGTTGGATATTTCGTGCTTTTCCTTGTAGCGATCCTCCGCGTAAGCGCATGCCCCGCGAAATACTACAAGCGCCTCTTTCAGGTTAGCACTGTCGTCGCAGGCTTTGGTTGCGAGCTTGTAGATGTGGGACGCTACGCCCTCTCTCTTGGTGTCAAGCTCTGTTTGGACTTCCGCGTAGCCGCCATCGGCGAAGTAAGCTTCATCGAATCCATTGATGGCCGCGACCGCCGCTCGGCGCAGTTTTGCCGATATGGTGACTTCCTTCATTTGTGGCCTCCTTGTATGTTGTTAAACGCATCAACAACATAAGGAAAGAGGGGCCGCAAGTCAATATATTTTATGCGGATATCTTGGAGGGCGCGAGATTTGGTAGTCGGGGGTCTGGGACGGGGTTGACCGGTCAAACATAATGCGGCCAACCCCGCCAGCACTGCATGGGGCGCTAGAGCCCGAAGCGCACCCCACAGCTTACCTGGTTGAGCGAGTCCTCCTCATGGCTGGCGCCGAATGGCGGCCCCACAAGCAGGTGGGAAACGTGCTCATATTCGCATACGACGCGCTCAGAGACGGCCTTTTCAAGCCTCAGGGTAGCGGTAGGCCCCTGTCCGTAGAACCCCCCGTCGCGGACTTTTGTGCCTACCAGGGCGGTGGCGTTCATGTTTGCGCAGCCGGTGGTCAGCACTGCATAGAGCGCTATTGTTGTGTTGATCTTTTTCATTATGTATTTTCTCCTTCGGCTTCGTTCAACAATGCGGCGATTCGCACCGCGTCCGATTCGTGGCTGCACACTGCGATTGTGCGGTCCGTGTTTGAGTAGTCGTTATTGGCTCCCAGGACGTACCATCTGCTGCGTCCGAAGTAGTGTACTGTGTAGCGTTCCATAGTTCATTGCTCCTGTGTTTGGCGCGCCTCTTGGGGTGCTGGCCATAGGCGATTGAATGTTTCGCACGCCCTGTTATAGCAATCAGCGTCCCATTGCGAGAGGCTGCGTTCACGCATCAGGCGTTCTGCGGCGTCCCATGCGGCGGCCATTGCGAGTTTGTGGGTTATGGTCATCATCATTGGTTTTTCCTCGGCAGTGATTCAAGCGCGAACTGCACGGTATACGGGAATGACCGTTGCCCCGACAGGTAGTAGCGCATGGCCCGCTCGGATATCCCGATCGCTCGAGCCGCGGCCCGTTGAGAGAGACCTGCGCCCTCAATGAGAGAGCGCAGGTACTCGGGGGAGGGCTCATATTGACTAGGGTCAGGGCGCATTACAGCGGCACCGCCCAGCCTGACTCCTCGCCGCCCCAGGTGTTTGACTTGCCGTCAGCGCGGAATAGCTTTACGACTGTGCCGCGCGGATCGCCGCCGAGATTAACGCCGGTGACGCCTGGCAGAGTCTTTACCAGTTCCCTTACTCGGGCCTGACGCTGATCTGTCTGGCGCTCTACGCGCTCCTGCCATCGGTCGTATATGTGGCCGGCCTCGGGATACGGGACGTTGTTCACCCAGTCTCCGGGCCCGTTGCATTCCTCCTCGGCGAGCCTCTGCAGGCTGGCAGCATGTCGCATTATCAGTGAGCATGTTTCAGCGTCGGCGCCAAAGCCTGAGAGGCCCAGTTCATGGGCCAATTCGCGGCCCTTGCGTGTAATCGTTGCCATGTCGTTCTACTCCTCGTTGAGCCATAGCGTTATTGCTTGGCGTGATCTTCAAAATGGCCCATTGTGTGAGCCATTCTGCAGGTCACTTGCGGCAATCCCAGCAGAGCGCATGCACCAGGGAGTGAGCCTCGCCGCACTTGGTACAATGTCCGACTGAGAACATGTTCCAGCGAATGCCTATGCAGTCGGCCGGGTTGTCGGATTCAAGATCCTGTACGTTTCTCTGTATCTCGGCCGGGCTGGCGCCACGCCCCGCGGCTCGAGTGCGGGCTAGCATAATGGCTGCATCGTTGTTCATGTCTGTATATTCCTCGCTTAGAACTGCTGATAAACAAAGCTACCTTCTGACGTGATGCCCACAAGGCTGGTATGGTCCTGCAGGTATTCGGCGACGGCATCTTTGATTTCGTCATCATCTTCGCAGTCGGAAATGTCGATGCTGTAGCTATCGGCAACGTCTTTTGGTGAGTCTTCCGAGAACTCGCAACATACGGCGATAACATCGAGCATTGGCCCGCCCTCTTCGGGGCAGCCAGTCTCTTCCAGATAGTCATATATCAGGCCAAGCGCCTCATAGCTGAACTGATCCTCGCGGCCCATATCACGGAAGGCGTCGCGGAAGTCGGAAACGGTTACATTGGTTTTCATTTCGTCACCTCAAAATGAGCAAAATATGCCCGGTAAGATTCTGGCGCGTCATCAATGCTTGCGAATTCTGCTACAAGGATGTCGCTCGGTTCGATCATTTCCGGCTCGCCCTGCTTGGCGGCCCTCTGGTGTAAGTATTCGTAATAGTCCATTGGTCGGTACCTCACTCTTGCGGTTGGTGTTGCGCCATAGCGGTATCGCTTGGCATATGTTGAGTATAGGCACGTTGTGCCCAATGTCAAGCACTTTCTGCAAAAACCTTCAATTCACGCCGAAAACCGCGCCAACCAAGGGACAGCAGGGCGCCGATATGTTAGGATTTTGCGCTTACCTGATGGGATTTTCGAGGGCTCGGGATGGGCGTAACGCAAGCAGTAAAGACCGCCCTTAGCACAGACATGCAGGCACTGCATGACGAGCTGCTATCGGGCGCGCCGGACTTCCTCGACCTACCCGACAGACGCCGCAAGGAGCTTGAAAAGAACGTCATGCGGCGCGAGCGGGTGTTCTGGCTGCAGACGCGCAGGGTGATGAAGAATTTTGTATCCGAGGCCCTGGTGCGCCGGGCCATCTACGCCGAGGAGCGAGCCCACGATGCTGAAATGAGGCTCGGCGAGCTGGCCCTGATCTGCAACGGCATGAAGGACGAAGTAGACAGGCTGCAGGGTGAATTGACGAAACTTGCGAAGGGGATCAAGTGAACTTCCAGGACGGCACATTGAGCCGCCCCAGCCGTCGACGCTGGTTCGATTGGTACGGCCGCGAAGGTCGCCGCGTTCCCGTGTTCGGGCGCAAACTAATCGGCGATGGCGGATGCTCGTATCATGTTGGCGGGCTGCGCGTACGCATCCGAGGTCGCAGCAATTTAGCCAACCCAAGCGGGCGGGTAATTGTGTCATTGGGGCGGTGGCAGTGGTTGCTGCTCCCTACGAAACGCTGATTTTGATGGTGCGGCCCGAAATGGATGCGACGTGCGCCGGCAGGCGGAAAGCATGCCCTCGGGCCTCTGCAACCCATAGCATCGGGGACTCACGGACCCCGGCCACCATCGAATGCAATTGAATGGCGCCTGACCCTCCTGGCGGCCCCAACCAAGCCTAGCGCAGCGACAGCCCGACCCCCACCATAGAGGGATAACCCCCATACCCAACCCCTCCCGTATTATCCTCGCGTCTATCAGCGCTTCTCACTGCCCCGTGACTAACACCAGACCGAACACTAACACCAGCCCCGTTAGTATCCATCCCGCTGTTACTGTCAGGGACAATACGCAACCCAGCGGTTGCATATAAAGCGCAACCCCTAGGTTGCATGTCTATGCGCAACTAAACAGAGCCCAACGCGCCATATTATCGGCCTATGCGCAATGATCCCGAGCGGGAGGAATCAGGCCTTATGCACCGTAGGGAGCTGATATGCTACCGAGCGGGAACGAAACCTCGGACAATAACGAAACCAGCTGAGGAAACGTAACACAGCCAGCCATACGCGCAACGAAACCTCGCGTATGACTGTGTTTTGATGCGCCACGCCAGGCCCAGCCACACACCCACACACCGGGACAAATACCTGTTTCTGACGCTTGTCCTCTCCGCCGGCTCCGCATGGCCGCACCCTCGAGCGCCTGCAGCTCAATGTCTATGCGGGTTACGCAACACCCCGACCCCATGGATGGCCGATCCCGTGGCCGGTAGTTGGTAGGTCAAGTGGGAAACGCGGGTCAGGGGGCAGGGCTGGGCGCTACCAGCTATCAACGGGTTGGCGCTGATACCTCGACATATGGCGAGTGGGCAATAGCATGCAGCGCTGTAGGCCGCATGGTTGTGCGGTTTATTACATAATAGTTATTATACGCACATGAGGGGAAACGTAGCGTATGTGGGGAATTGGGGCGATTGCTCATCCTGGCCGGCCCTGTCCGTAAGGGGCCCACGGCAGAGATGGGACCCGTCACCGCCACACAGGAAAGGCCATGCCGCTGAGAGATTCGGGTCCCATTGTCATGGTACCAAGTCTCTCTCGCATACGATTACGGAACTTTTGGAAAAGTGCCCTAAATTTTTTTGAAAAATATTAGGAAATTCAGTTACTAATTTGATGCTTACGCAAGGTCAATATAGGCTAGTGCGCGCTCCAAGCCCTCTCTAGAGTCTCCTAGGGCGGCGATGCCCAAGTTACACTTGTGGCAAAGCCACCCTCGGAATTGACCCGTTTCGTGACAGTGGTCTAGGCAAAGGTTTCTTTTTTTCGGTGGTCGGCCGCAGAGTTCGCAAAACCCAGGGTCCGCCCTTGTAGGCTTTGGAAGTCCCTGCCAACGTCGTGCCTGCTCTAACAGCGTTGTTCTGTTCTCGGTGGCGTACTTTCTCTTATGCGCTTTGTTAATTTTGTTCCAGCCGCGCCTTCTTGAAAGGATTCTTTCGTGGTTCGCATAGTAGTACACCTTTTCGCAGGCTCTGCACTTCGCTTGCAGGCCATCTTGCTTGGCGTTGTTCTTATTGAACTCTGACAGCGGCTTATCGCGCCTGCATGTCCGGCATTTCTTAGATTGATCGTTCACTAAAGTCCTTTTTGGTGAGGTGAAGCCACTCCTCTGAAGTTCACTGCCGATTATACCGAAAACCAGATGCATGATTATACGCTTTGGCCTATATTTGTTTTGTGAAAAAAAATAGCCATCTCATTGCGCTCCTGTTGCTGTCCTTGGTAGTGTCGGGTTGTGCCTCAAAACTGAGCGCACCGCACCCACACGAGTTGGAGTACGAGAAATGCAAGATGCGCGGCGGCATTCTCATCACGACCGGGACCGCCGGCAGGCTCAGGACGGAGCCATGGACGGTACAGTGCGTTCGACGTTGAAAGTCAGCGACGTTGAGCGCTGGGACTCCATGGTTGAGGACGAGGCGATTGATTTTTGCCGCTCGCTGTTCGTGGAGCGAGATGGACTTGCTAAGGCCCTGGCCGGCCGTCAGGGGACCAACATCAAAGCTTTCGGACACGTCAGGCCCTACGCGAACGAGGCTTCGCCAGCGCTGGCCCTGTCAGATTTCAAAGTGTCGTTCCTGACGTACGCTCGCTCACTGAACGCGACAGCAAAGAGCCACTATCTGTACTGGCGCAAGAAGCCGACCATAGAGTTTATGAAGGACCGATTCATGCTGTCGGCGGTTGGGGTTCTGCTGACGAAAAAGAAACCACTGGTGAGTGGTAACATTGGTTAACGCAAAACCACAACTGAGGACATTCTAGTGGAAATTGTACTGTTTTTCATATTTGCCGGCGCGCTGGCGTGGGGAGTCTCCAGGCTCACCGAGTCGTCGTACGATGATGACTACGATGATGATGACGGGGAATACGGGGACTATCCTCCAGACGACTGGAAGGAATAAGGGTGACCGGTCAACCTCCATTCTGTGACATCCCAGACGACGAAGATGAGTGGGACGAGACATTGGAGGATGACATGCCGGACGACGGTATGGGGTTCGGGATCATTGATGACGACGAGGACCTCACCGCATACCTGCCGAAGCTAGATCTGGAATAGCTCGCTGCCGAACCGAAGTCCGACCGGATGCAGGCGCGCCGCCTCCGGTGCTAAACTGCGGGGATATAAGAAAACCCCAAGGTTTCCCCGTGATTCAAGCCGTGACAGAAGCCGCTTCCCGGTTTCGTAAAAAGTACACCCTTGTCATTCTCATGTTCGTGAGCGGCACCACGCTTGCGTTCCTTCAGACATGGACGGCCGAGGATTACCGCTGGTTCTGCATCGTGCTGCTGGCGATCTTCGGGCCCATGGACCTGGCAGACAACGGCACCCTGCCGTGGGGCAACTCGAAGAGCAAGGAAGCACCAAAAGCATGAATCGACTGATCCGACATCTTGCCGGCGGCTTGCTGCTGTCTGTTGCTCTGGCGTTCGTGTCTATTCAGACCAACGTAGAGTTTCTGGGCGGAGGTATCGACGTAAGCATCAGCAGCGACGCCCATGCGCTGCTGGTCAAAAAGCAGCTCGCGGAAAACCCGGACGGCACTCGGGATACGGCGTTCCCGACCGGCAACAAACCGATCGGTGGGAGTGTCTGTTCGACGTGGACCTGCGATGATTTCGGCGCGGCCGTGGCCGACATCGACGAGGATTCGGCGACGCAAGTTACCCTCGCTGTGGATTCTCCAACGGATGAAGGAGAGATCGGACTAGCTTATAAGTCGTTTGCCAGCGGCGACATCAATGCGCGCGCCCTGCTGCCAGCAATTGCATCGTGGGACGGATACACGGGGCATAATTTTACAGGCGTCGGTGTCGGCATTCGGGAGACGACAGAAGTCAATCCGGAGGATGACTATTTTGCTCAGTGCTGGCTACCGAAGACTGGCGGACTGAGATGCAAATACGGAACGCCAGGCAATACTTCAAACTTCACAGGCGAGCTATCGGAAGTCGGTCCGATACATACTGTGGCGCAGTATGACGAGAGCGCAACCGATCTAAAGTTCGGCTATTCATCTGACGGGAACACATTCACGCAACTCGGCGAGACGGTCGACAAGACGCTCACTTGCACTGTCTCCGACCCCTGTCTGGGTTATGCGTTTGTCACTTCGCACGCCACTGGTCAGACGACCATTCTCAGCGTTACGGAGTTTACGGCCAACTCCACGCTGACAAATATTGGCGCGCCTCCAACTGATCCGGGACCGCGTCAGGTTTTTGCCTCGATCAATTTCGAGAGCGGCCAGCTACAGGCAAACGGTACTGACCCGGACGGCGTGTTCCTGGCAACCCTGCCGGAGCCTCAGACCGATACCAATGCTTGCCCGCACATCGGTACTTTTTCGAGTGGCGGGGATACGCTGGTCAAGCAATGCAGTATAGGCAGCGGTGGCGCGGGGCCATTGACGAGCATAGATGCTCGCGTGGCTGCCTCCGACACCGTGCCGGCAAGCGGCAATGGCGGCGGTGCAGAGGTAGTAAACCCGAGAGCGGGCGACTTTTTCTTTCGGAATGCAATTTACTTCGGCAAGGATTATTCGCAATTCACCGGTAACAGTCTGAAAAACAAGCCCCGCGTCACCATGGTGCAGAACAACACGTATCGCACTACTTTCGACAAGGAGGGCTATACCTCGATCTCTGTCTACTTGCCGGAGAATTTCGAGCACGAGACTGGCAAGAAGGGAGATGTCGGCAGAAATAACATCCTGAACATGTCCAATGCTCAGGCGTTTTTTGCCATTCAGTATTTTGTTCCGACAGCCGGCACGGTCGCACACTGGCATCTACAGAGGAACGACAGCGACAGCACAACTGATTGGAACGACACGCCCAACATCTATACCGACATAGGATCTGTCGTTCCCGATCTTGGCAAATGGACAGATTTTATCATCCGCTGGCTATGGAATCCCGCCAGAAGCGGGCAGGGCTATGCGTGTCCTCGCAACTTTACGTCTGCCCCTGCTGTTTCTGGCGCGATCAATGCGTCCTACGATTGTGACGTGGGCATTTTGCAAGTGTGGAAATCGACCGGAGATCCCGATGTAAACGGTGACCGGCAGATGGAGCTTGTCCATAGTCAGTTGAATACCATGGTCGGGCTTGTGCCACTAGCGAGCCAGCCGTTAATTGCACACAGCATCCGTCAGTACAAGTTCGGATGGCATTCGCAGCCGACAGATGTCGCTGGCCCGATCTGGCACGGCTATGATGAGATTTATTGGGGCGAGGTCGTGCGAGACGGCACCACCTGGCAGGACGTGCATCCGACGCAGAAGGCGTGCGCGGATATCGCGGTTGAGCCTCTGGATTGTCCATGAATCGTTTCGGTCTCTTATCTTTGTTGCTTATTAGCACATCCGCGTTGGCTGATGTTGCTGTCGTTGGAACGCCGAATGCCAGTGTGGCGGATGGGGGTTCGTATACTTGTGAAACTGGATCTGATCGCGCTTGCATCTGGGTGCCGGCTTATCGTCTAACAGGAACTTTCCTCGACTTGCAGTCCGCAACCTATGGCGCTGCGTCGATGGCGATACAGGCCGAAGCGACAAACTCGACCGTTGGCAGTAACGGACAAGGTATCGCTCTGGCGCATTTGCTGGAAGCAGCTATTCCAGGCGGCTCTAATATTTTCACAGGAACCTGGGATACTCCGCCGGGCTTTACCATTGGAGCAGCTTTTACTCTTTCTGGCATAGATCAATTTACGCCGATTGTCGATTTTGATGTACAAACCGGTACCGGTGCGAGCGATGCTGTTATTTCCAATCTCTCGGTGGTTGAGGGTGGAATCGCGATTTTTGGTGTCGTGACCAATGCCGGGATTACCAGCGTTCCATCGGGGCATACGGCTATATGGGACAACGTGCTGATCGACGGTGGATCGGTTGAAACGTCCCTTTCCTATATATTGAATTCTGCAGATGGAACGGAAACCTCGACTTGGACTAAAGGTACCGGCGTCTGGTGGGCGTTTGGAGTTTCTTACGCTCCGGCAGGAGCAGTGGCCACACCGGATTTTGATTCCGGCCCGACGCTGGATTCCGTTACTGCAAGCAGCATCACGCTGGATTACGACGCCAATGCCGATGCTGAGAACGTTCAGTGCATGGCGACGGACACGGCTGCAGCGGCACCAACAGCCGCAGCGATCGAGGCACAGACTGGCTCGCATGGCTATGCGACGGAAGTAACGACCGGCAGCGCTGACACCATCACGGTCGATATCACCGATGCGCAGGTGTTTCCTCTCTACGACGTGCATTGCATGGTCGAGGAAGGAACGAGTAATTACAGTGCTGTCGTAACGGTCAGCGATATTGCAATGACCGCGCCCACGGGCAAGCAATTTGCCGAAATAACCTCGATCGGCACCGGCAGTCCTTGCGAGGATTTCAATACCGCGACCAATCCGGATATCGCAGCCGGGGATTACCTGCGAGCCGACAACACGACTACTCCGGGCTCTTATGCCCTGACGATCAGCGCGGCCTGTCAGTTCATCTATACCGGTGACGATAGCCAGCAAACGGCACTGGATACGCTGGTGTACGACCTGTCGGCCGGCGATTATCACGCGGATGACATTGATTTCGTCTCGAACAACCACGCGCCGGTCTGCGAGGAAGAAACGCTCGTCTATGTTTTTGACGAAGATGTGGCAATTGATGAGATTGATTTCAATGCGGTCTGTGAAGACGAAGATCCATCTGACACACTGACGTTTGCGGTTACGGCTGGAATCCTGCCGAATGGTCTGACGCTAAGTAGCGCCGGAGTGCTCAGCGGTACGCCAGATACTGAAGACGAAGCGGGTGTTGCGATCACAGCCGAAGCCTGCGATCAGTGGGACGATTGCGATACCTTCTCCCCCTTTTTGTACGTAGTGAACACTGTGACTCTGCCGAACTACGTTGGGGGAAGTCTGGCAAGTGCCACAAGCGCCCACGCGGCGGCATTCCCTTGGCAGAATGAGGAGCTTTCGTTGATCGCAACGTTCAGTTGCTCAGATGAGGCTGCCAACGAGGTCATCAGTCAGGACCCTGTTGCCACTACTGAGGTTACGGCATTCGATGGAGTGTCGATAAAGGTTTCGAGCGGCCGCACATGTTCCGCCATCAGGAGACGACGTTGAAAAGACTATGGCTATTGCTGCTTCCCGCCATCGCAGGAGCGGATCAGAACATCACTCGTGACTACGGCGTATCGACCACGATTAACACATGCCTGGCGGTCTATGCTGACCCGGTGGATTTCGAGGCTTCTGCGACATTCGAGGCCGGCGATGTCGTGGTCATGAAGGATGAGGGTACGCCTGCAAACATCGGAACTTTGCCGACAGACGAGGGAACCTGCTATTCGATACCGTTGACCGCCACGGAAATGCAGGCCGAGCGAGTCACGGTCACTCTGGTTGACCAGACTGGTACCAAGGTGTGGATGGATCATGCCATCTATATCGAGACTTACGGCGATGCGTCGAGCCAGCATCCGGATATTGATCCGGCCACTGCCCAGCAAAGACTGGAAATATTGCAGCGTGGCCTGTCCCAGAACGATACCACCATCGCCACGCTGGCCAGCCAGGTCAGCTTTACCCTCACCGCCGGCAGCTCCGACGACGATGCTTACAACCCCTGCACGGCCATGATTACGGATCAGTCCACCGCTGAGCAGATCGCGATGGGTGACATCATGGACTACACCGGCAGCACCAAGACGGTATTGCTGCGGTTTGATCCGGGCATTTTCACTATGGCCACAGGCGATCTGGTTACGATCACCTGTCTGGGGCGGTAACCATGTGGTGGGTTAAATCAGGGTCGGTCGACCGAAAGATTCCCTTCAACATGGGAGATATTGGACTGTCCAGCTTCACCGTGTACCGCTCACGCAACGGCGGCACACCGGCGGCCATGACCAGCCCGACCATCGACGAGTTGGACGACACCAATATGCCGGGTGAATACGCCGTGACATTTGACGAGGACACCACCATGGACGCCGGTAGCATTACGGAACCGATGGTGCTGATGGTCTCGCATGCCGGTGTCGCTCCGGTACGGATCGAGGTGACCTTGTTCAACAACCTGCCATCGGACATCGTTCTGGTCAACGGCGCGGCAACCGGGGTCATCCTCGGAGAGGCCGAGACTGGCACCCTGTCGACAACCCAGATCACATCTGACCTGACCGGCTTTACCGCTGACCAGCTCGAAGGCCGAAGACTGGTGGTGATCGGAGGGCCGGCAGAGGGCGAGTCGCGCGCCATTGATGCCTACGTCGAGTCCGGTGGCCTGATCACTTTCGCCGAGGCCATGACCGTCGCGATGGAAGACGGGGACCCGTTCAAGATCGTCTAAAAATAAATCGGCCAAGTTCTTTCGCGACCCTGTTTCATGGTCTACGATAAAAACCTCAATCGAATGGGAGAGTACCGTGCAATGGTATTTGATCGTATTGCTGATGCCCCTCAACGAAGACCCAAGGGTGTTCGAGTTCACAGTCAAGAGTGAGCAGGCGTGCGCGGAAGCTGCCCTTGAGGTCGAGATTGGACTGGACTCCGAGAAGGACCTCTACGAGGGATACACCATCCTGTGTGAGGCTCGGTGAGCGTTTTGGGCGACGGCTGGAAGGACGATGGTCGCTGGGACAAGAGCGACCGCCCGCGTCCATGGGTTGTTACTTCGTACGTGCTCAGCTTCGTCCTTGTGTTTGTCATGGGGGCCTTCTGGAGCGCCACGGACGGACCTAAGCGGTCACCGGAAGCATCATGCTTTTTCCACATGATGGAATTCACCGCCCTGAAGGCATGCTACGAAAAGGTCGGTTGCCATCTCACCAAAGACGAGGTGGCGACACTCGACGAACACCACAAGCAGAGCGTCCTGCAGTGTGAGCGTTACATCTTCATCAATTCCTTGTCAGTGGGATTGGTACCAGATGCTCCCAGCGAGGGGACTTGAAGTGAGCAATCCAAAACTAACCGGTGTTGGCTGGGCGTGGGAATTTCAGGACCTCGACGGCAAATGGGTCATCTGCAATTGGGCTGTGCCTTTCAAGGAATGGCTCAAAGACGATTACTCGAAACCCAGCGACGAAGCACGACCGATCCGCGTAGAAATAATCCCAACGTCGAAGCGAAACCGCAAAAGGTACGGGATCAAAGTACCGGAGACGTCAAATGTCTGACGGCGTATCACAACCGCACGAAAAGCGCCCGATCAAGTGGTGGTTTGGCGATCGTCAAGATCGCTCTGGGTGGGTCACAGAATCGGTGGCGATCCTCAGACAGGACGAAAGTGTGATCTACGTTCACCATGGATACCGACCGCTCCTGGACGGCGACAAGACGGCACGGAAGGAGTTCTTCTTCAGGGGAGCGCGCGTGTGTCGAGCTTAGGGCCATTCGCAACCCAGAGGAAATCCCGGTGGGTTAGCAAGATGCTGACCGGCATAGACAGCGGGTTCGGTCATGAAGATCTGTCTTGGGCCAACAGGGCCATGCTGGCGATTGATGGCCTCGACTTGGCCGGCCAAGAGGTAACCGCAAACTATCTCCGCGATCACTTGGCTCCGGTCGTGGGATTCCCCCCGCATAAGTCACACTTGGGCACTCTGATCCGACGAGGGACAGAAACCGGACTGTTGCGCCGTACCGGGAGAAAGGTACGGATAGATGGGAACGTCGCCTGTAGTGGTTACGTTATCGCAGGCCGGGCTGAGGTTGACCGGTCAAATCGTTTGGTGGTGCTTCCAAGGGAGGAGAAATGATGGACAGATCAGCAATAGAAAGCACATCCGACGAGGTTCGGCGCAAGCTCTACTGCCGAATCGAGAAGGCCCCTCCAGGCGCAACCGAGGTTGAGGTGTCTCTGCTGAAGGATGTGACTGCTTTGCTGCTGGACTACTCTTTTGAACTGGCACAGGCAGACCGGCATGCGGATGACCTATGGTCGCAGCTTCTGAAGGAGAAGCGTGCCGTATTGTATCGAGATCGTGTTATTTCCAAGTACCGGGCGGGGTAGAATGGAAACCTCCGCGGCACCGGTTGGGACTCCATTCAGGGTGTGGATAAGCTGCCGCAGGAAAAAGCGCTACGGGCACAAGAAGGATGCGCGGATGGCCTTGCTGCAGTGCTGGAGGCGTGGCAGGAGCGAACGATCATTCTACCAGTGCGAGCATTGCAATGGCGGATTTCACCCGACCAAAAAGGAGCCCGGAGAGGGCGGTAGGGAAACGTAAATGCAGGCTTTCGACTTCCTAAATGACCTCATGCAGTGGCTGGGCGAACTGGCGCCGCGGTGGGATTTGTTGGAGCCTACTCACGGCGGGGTCAAATTCAAGTGGCGGGGCAAGGTTTCGCAACTGACTCCGGGACGCATTTACTGGTGGTGGCCTGTTACTACTAAGGTCAGAACAATACCGATCAAGCGCCAGACAATGGTGATCGGACAGCGCCTGACCACCAAGGATGAAATATCCGTGGCGGCCAACATCGTGGTGGCATACGTGATTGACGACGTGACTCTGGCCCTTGTAGAGACCATAGACCATAGCGACACCATTGGTGAGATTGCCCAGAAGCTAACGATCAAGCCCCTGATGGGCCGCACCTTCGACGAAATTATCACGGACATGGCAGACAACAACAACATGCGAAACGAATGCACGCGGGAGGCCAAGAAGCTTCTGCGGGAATACGGTGTGGGGGTGCTTGATGCGTACGTGAGTGACTTTACCGAGACAACGGTGTTTTCTCACGATGGGGACGGGATGGTGATCAACCGAGGATACGAGCATGGCGAGGAAGACTATTCGTAGCAGGATTCGCAAATGGGTTTGGCTGGTCAGTGGCGCGCAGGCCGAACTGGACAAGCAAGACCGCCACATGCTTCTCGTACGTCGAACGCTCGGGGATGCACTCGAAAATCTTCGTAAAGCACGGGGCAGGAAGATAGGCGCCCTCATGGGCGGCAGCAAAAAAGCCAGCTCGGAAGATTATCCATATTCTTCCGCTCACATAACCGAGGAAGGAATGGAGTATCGGGTTCAGGAGCCCTATCGCCCAAAAGAATAATTGAGTGCCGCTGCCCCCGTCCAAAACCTAACCCAGATTCAGGCCGAGCTTGCACGGCGTGATCAGTATCGTTTTTTCAAGGACGCGTGGACAATCATGGACCCCGCGCCGTTCCACGATACGTGGCATCTTGAGGTTATCTCCGAGTTCCTGACCTACGTGACGCTGGGAGACATCACTCGCCTAGTCGTCAGCATGCCGCCTCGCATGACAAAAAGTTTAATGTGTTCAGTCAGTTGGTGCGTATGGTCCTGGGTGCAGAACCCCAAACTGCAGTTCCTCACCGCCTCCTACGACCTCGATCTGTCCAAGCGAGATACCCTGAAGTCTCGCCGCCTTATTGAATCTGCATGGTTCCAAGAGCGATGGGGTAGAGAATTCAAGCTATCCGCCGACGAGAACATGAAGGGCCGCTACTCGAACACCAAGGGTGGTCACCGGATCGCCATCACGTCTGGCGGTAAGACTACCGGGGAGGGGGGCGATGTCATCCTGATCGACGACGCGCACAACGCGAGAGAAGTTTACTCCGATGTAAAGCGTGAGGGCGTGCTGGAGTGGTACGACAACGCTATGCGATCCCGCCTGAACAACCAGAATACCGGCGCCATCGTGCATGTCGGCCAGAGAACACACGAGGGCGACGTGATCGGGCATGTGCTCAGGAAGGAGGGCAAGGTCCAGCTCAACGACGACGGTAAGTGGGTGCATCTGGTTCTGCCGAACGAGTACCGCCCGAGTAAGCGCTGCGTGGTGTACCTACCGAAGGATGTGAAGCGCTCCAAAGAGGACCCTGACTTTGAGCCAGTTCCGATCTTCGAAGATCCGCGCCAAAAAGAGGGCGAGCTTCTGTGCCCAGGCAGGCTGGGTAAGGAGGCGACAAACGCGCTGAAGCCGCCTCACGGCATGAGTGAGCGAGACTACAACTCTCAGTACCAGCAGGACCCCGCGGCCGACCAGGGTCTCATCCTCAAAAAGCACTGGTGGCAGCCGTGGGTATATCCGGAATGGCATCCGCACCACCACCGGCGACGAGAGATGCCGAAGTGCGAGATGTTGATCCAGATTTACGACACCGCGTTCGAGACCGAGGAGGAGAACGACTACTCGGCTCGGACCACATGGGGCGTGTTCACGTATTCGCCGGAGTCCATGCATCACCAGACTCGCGCCATACTCAAGGGAAAGCCAAAGAGATGCGCCATTCTGGTCGAGGCATGGCGGGACAAGATCGCGTTTCCGCAGCTCAGGCGGGAGGCGATCCGCGCCTACAACAAGATGGACCCAGATATGGTTCTGATCGAGAAGAAGGCGTCGGGGCACTCCCTGATTCAAGAATTGAGGCAGTCCGGGGTGAGGGTCAAGGCCGTCGACCCCAAGGGCAAGGACAAGGTGCTGCGCGCCCACGTGAGTTCGGCGCCACTGGAACAGGGATGCATATTCTACGTGCCCGGCCACAACGAGGCGAACGACGTAATTGAGGAAGCGTCGAAATTTCCGATGGGCATCAACGACGACTATGTCGACACCGTGGTCATGATGCTGGCGTACCTGAGGCGGATGGGCTCGATTGAGTACTTCGACGAGGAGGACGACAACGAGCTTAATTTGTTCAAGCCCCGCAGGGAAAGGGGCATCTATGGCTAGCGTGCCAATACGGTCCTCATCCAAGGATTTGCAAATACCTTCGGTGTTATATTGTCGAGGTGAAGGACAAGCCCAAATACAAGCCTACCCGAACCGACCGAGCGATGGCCGAAGGGGTGGACGATCTCCTGACGGCCCTTATGCACGGCGATCTGGTGGGTCTTGGGGTGTGCGCAACCACCAAAGAGGGCAGGCCGGTGTATTTCTATCTAGATAAGCTGGAGAGCCACGACTCTCTCTCTGGTCCTATGTCGAAGCTAATGGGACTGTACACGATGAACCGTAATTTCAACAAGCAAATCACGGCCCCCAAGCAAAACCGAAGCTTTATGGTTCACTGATGGCGGGCAAGTACAACTACGAAGACGAAGACGTGATGCTCGACGGGGATGACCCGTTCGCGGACGTGAAGCGCACCGATGACGGCACCGCAGTCTATTCTGACGGGGACGACATTGTCGTAGACCTGACTGGCCGGGGTCCGTATGACGATGACGGGGAAGAATCTGATCACGACGAAAACCTTGCGGAAAAGCTGGATGCTGACGAGCGACGCAAGGTAGGAGAGGATTTGGTTCTGGCCGTCAAGGCCGACGACGAGTCCCGCGAGAAATGGAAGCGCCGGCTGCGTGAAGGTCTGGAGCTGATCGGAGTAGAGGACATCCCGACCGACTCCTCGGCGTTCGACGGATCAAGCACCGTCAACCATCCCGCCATCGCCGAGGCCATGGTTCGGTTTCAGGCCAACGCTATCGAGGAGGTATTTCCCGCGGAGGGTCCGGTCAAGTGCGTCGTGATCGGCGAATCGAATCCTGAACTTCAGGACCAGGCGGTTCGCGTTCAGGACTTTATGAACTACCAGCTGACCGAGGCCGACGACGAGTATTTCGAGCAATCCGACCAGCTGACCATGTACCTTCCGTACGCCGGCAGCGCATTCCGAAAGGTCTACTACGACCACACGGAGGAGGTTTCCGTGTCCCGCTTCGTGGATGCGCAACACTTCATCGTGCCGTACGATGCAACATCCCTGAAGACCTCCAAGCGCTACACCCACTGGTACACCCTGAGTGACGTAGAGGTCGATGCCCGCAAGCGCTCCGGTGAGTTTCTGAAAGACGCGAAGCTGGACCCGGACGGGAAGCTTGGCGGACGCGGGGAAGACAGCCTGTCGGACGTTTCTGACGACCGCGAGGAATCACGGGCCGAGGACGATGTTACCTACGACTTCTACGAAGTACACGTTGAGATGTGCTTCGAGCAGTTCGACCAGGAGGAAGGCGAGGATATCGCCTACCCATACGTGGTCACGGTCGAACTCGAGTCCGGCGAGATCATGGCAATCCGCCGGCTATGGAAAGATGGCGATCGGCGCCGCCGCAAGCGTGTCCACTTCATCCACTACAAGTTCCTGCCGGGACTTGGTTTCTACGGATGGGGATACCTGCACATCATCGGTTCCCTCGGGAAGGCCGCGTCTGGCGCGCTGCGTGCGCTTCTGGACGGCTCCGCGACCGCTTCCCTGCAGGGTGGCTTCAAGTCCAAGGAATCGAAGGTAGCCGGGGAGTTCGTCTTCAAGCCGGGGGTATGGCAGGACGTGGACATGACCGCGGAGGACCTTGCGAAGTCGTTCTATACGCCGCCGTTCAAGGAGCCGTCTCCGGCCCTGTTTCACACCCTGGATTTGCTGGTCAACGGCATCAAGACATTCGCCTCTACTACCGAGGCCATGACCGGCGCCGCCGACAACAAAGGACCCGTGGGGACCACTCTGGCCCTGATCGAGCAGGGGTCCAAGATCTACTCCGGCATCCACAAGCGCATGCACAATTCGGCCCGGCGCGAGTTCAAGCTCCTGGCGGCCCTCAACTACGAGTGCATGGAAGAGGAAGCATACCCCTACGACGTGTCTGGCGGGGACCGGTCTGTGTTCAAGTCCGACTTCGACGGCAGGGTCGACATCCTTCCCGTGTCGGACCCGAACATATATTCCAGCGTGCAGCGCATCGCTCAGGCTCAGGCCGTCCTTGAGTTGATAACTCAAGACGCGTCCATGTACGACGAGGAGGCCAAGCGTATTGCCCACCTAGAAATGTACAAGGCCCTGCGCATTCCCAAGCCGGAACGGTTCCTGCCGAAGAAGCGCACCAAGCGCATGGACCCGGTTACGGAGAACCAGATCATCCTAACCGGAGGTGGCACCGAGTCATATCCGGAGCAGGACCACGAGGCCCACATCCACGTCCACCAGATGTTCTTGATGGAGGTTCAGGGTATGGGGCTGGACCCCAAGGCGGTTGAGGCCGTCACGTTCAGCATGCAGGCTCACTTGGTTTCGCACCACGCTCACGCGTATAGGCTGCGCATCGAGCAGCAGATCGGGGTACCTCTGCCAGACACCGACTTCACCGCGATCCGGGACGAGGAAGATGTGCCGGTCGAGATCGACAACGCCGTAGCGCGCGCCGTGGCGGCCAATGTCGCTCCACCGCCGCCCCCTCAGGGTCCCGAGCCAGATCCGCTCGAGATGAAGCAGCAGGAGCACGAACAGCGCCTGGCTCACAAGGACGAGGAGCACAAGCAGAAGCTGTCTCACAAGCAGTCTGAGCATGATCTGGATATTTCGTCCGATGAGGAATCGCACGATCAGGCCCTTCGTAAGAAGGCAGCAGACAACATCATAGACTCAGCCGCACGGGTCGACAAGATGTCGAGTGAGTAATGGCGTCAGCGCTCCCAAAGGAAACGCGTAAAGCTCGCGCCTTCCTGAGAAGCAAGGGCATCTCGACTCAGGAGATTCCCCCGCGGAAGCTAGCGAACGCCGCCAAGGAACTGAATAAGGGCTTCAGGGAAGTTTTGCGGCTCCTGATGCGGCTCCGCTCTGGCGGCCAGAATCAGGCCCAGGAAAGACGGGAAAACATACGGAAAGCGGCTGCGGCCGAGTAAATCGGGTGTTAACGGAGGTACAAACGGATGGATCGGGAAATTCAGGTTTTTAGCGGCGTGTCGTGGTTGCACGACCGTCTTGTGAAAGACATCAACGAGCGCATAAGGTGGCTTGAGGAAAACCTCGGTAAGGGCGTGCCCCTACACGAGTACGGAAATTTCGTGGGTCGCATCAAGGAACTGAGGCGCACGCGGGACGATCTTGTGCCAGAGGCGTTCAAGGACCTTTCCGGGTCCGATGATGACGACGATAACGAGGAGGAGGCGTAATGTCGGAGGCAATACCTGTAGCGATTGGCTGGAAAGTGATCGTGCGTCCTCTTGACGGAAAGACCACCTCCAAGGGCGGAATAGACGTGAGCGCCACCGTGGACGCTCAGGAGCACCTGAACTACATCGGCGAGGTGGTGGCCATAGGGGAGGCCGCGTTCAAGTCTAGAACGCAGGGCGGGCTGGATATGAGCACATGGCAGGCCGTTCCCCAGGTCGGGGACTACGTGCTTTACCCGCCGTACGCTGGCATGAAGATATCGCGAGCCGGTGAGCGGAAGCCTCTGCGACTTATGAACGACACCGACCTCGTCGCGATCATAGGCGATCCGGACGATTTTTACTCTTGGGTGGACGTTTAGAGCGTGATCAAGCGCTGCCCAAAATGTGCTCAAGGCAAGCCTTACGGCGAGTTTGATAAGAATAGTGCCAAATCCGATGGGCTACAGACTCAGTGTCGTGACTGTCGCAGAGGGAATTCACGATGGAGCAGGATTAAGTCTGAATACGGCATTCATCGTGCTACGTTCCTCGAGATGGAGCGCTCGCAAAACGGGAAGTGCGCTATATGCCTTCAGCCTCCAACAGATCGCTATGGCGTGCTTGTGGTCGATCACTGTCACGATACGGGTAAGGTTAGAGGGCTCCTATGCAGGGATTGCAATTGCGGTATAGGCAGACTGAAAGACGACCCTGAGATTCTGCAGAAAGCGCTAACTTATCTTTCGGACGCCTAAACAGTTCATTGCCAGAACCGCATCCGGAAGGTGGACACGAAACCTAAACGTGGTAGACAATAAGCACTGCTCGTATCTGGGCAAGCACGGCTCCTAAAGAAGCCGGAGGAAAAATGGGAAAGTACCAAGTCGATTCAGATTTCGATGATCTGCACGACGACGGCGAAGACGAGGAGTTGGATCAGTCCAACCCTATCATCAAGGCGGCCTTCCAGGACGATGAGGACTGGGAATCCCGCGAAAAAGATGATACGGACGAAGACGACTCTGAGGACGACGCCGACGACGATGAAACCGAGGACGAGGAGGAGGACCAAGAATCCGATTCCGATGAATCCAAGGACGACGACCAGGACACTGAGGACGATGATGATTCCTCCTACAGTAAAAAGGTCCAGCAGAGAATCGATCGCGAACGCAACCTCCGTCTGAAGACAGAGAGGGACGCGAACCGGAGAATCCTTAAACTGGAGAACCGGGAAAAGCTCAGAGACGCCAAGGACGACTTCCGCACCAAGCAGTCGGAAGCCGAACAAGCACTCAAGGGTCTACGCAAGAAAAAGCGCGACGCGAAAGAAGCTGGTGACTCGGACGAAGAAATCGAGGTTGATGAAAAGATCCTCGACATCAAGTCCGAACTCAGGGTGTCAGAGTCCGAATTCAAGAAATTGGAAAAGGACCTCACAGCCGAACCAGCCGACGAAGACGACACCAGCGGATTGCCGGAACCGGCCCGTAAGTGGCTTGACAAGTATCCCCAGTTTTACACCAACAACAAGTTTGGCCGGGCCGTTCGCCTCGCCGACCAGATGGTGAATCTCCGGGGCCTGGACAAGAACACAGACGGGTATTACGCAGAGATCGAAAAGATCCTCGCGCCACAGTTCCCGGAAATCGTAAAGCCGGCCAAGCAGTCCACGAAGGGCGACAAACGAAAGGAGTCAGCCCGGAAGGAACTCAAGAGACGGCGAGGCGCGGTGGGGGGTACCACGAAGGCAGGAACCCGGAGGCCAGAGGGCAAGACCCGAAAAGGCCAGAAGCGGATTACCGCCGGAGACAAAGCAATGATGCTCAACTTCGGACTGGACCCCGCGAACCCGGAACACTGCAAAGAGTGGGCCCTGAACAGGACAGACTGAGGCTTATCCCATGGCAACCACGAAAGCACAAAGAAGGCTGCACGGAAAGGCAGCCGCAGCCCGCCGAGAAAGCAACGCTCTGGCGGACGGACAGAGGCAGGAAGACCCACACCAGGTCGACCACCTACAAGACAGCCGAGAGACGGAACAGGATGTTCTGGCCTCTTACGGGGTCAACCGCGAGGCCGACAGTGAGCCTTGGGTCAGGCCCAATCAGCTATACGCTCCTGATCCACGACCGGGTTATACCCAGCGGTGGGTCAGGATCAGGCTCGGTAACACGGAAGACGTGAACAACTCGAGCAGGAAATTCCGAGAGGGCTGGTTGCCCCGGAGACCGGACACGGTCCCCAAGGGCGATTTACCACCGACCTCCTCTCACCCCCGGTTGGGGGACATTATCGGTGTCGAGGACCTGATTCTTTGCGAAATGCCAGTGAACAAGGCCAAGCAGCGAAACGCGTTCTACCGCGCACGTATTGACCGGATGGTCGAGGGTATCGAGAACGATATCAACACCGTCTCGAAACACGGGCCGCGGATAGACAAGGTCCAGAGCACGAAAGTATCGAAACGTCGACGCCGGATACCGGACGACCCAACCGAAGACTAACCCCTCCATGGGGCCGTGTCTTTCGGCCCCGTCTTCCACCTCCTGCGTTGGCACTTAACCAACATATGAGGTGGAAGCATGGCTTTCAGTCAGAACCCAAACGGTCCGCGAGGACTCGATGTATTCCGCGCAAATCGCGGTACGCCCGGCCGCCTGGCTGAGTACAGGATTGACGGCACGTACGCTACCAAGATCTACAGCGGCAACCCGGTGGAGCTACACACTGATGGGACGCTTATCGTTCCCGCCAGCGTTGACTCCAAGATCCTTGGCGTCTTCCAGGGATGTCAGTACATCGACGTAGCTGGCGAAACCCAGTTCAAGCCCTTCTGGCCGGCACCCGGCGCGGTCAAGGCGAACACCGTTGTAAGGGCGTTCGTTACCGAAGCGGCTGGAGAGCTGTTCCTGATCAAGTCCGACGAGGATCTGGTTCAGGCAGATGTCGGTGAGTACTTCACCATGACGTCTATGGTCACCGGCAGTGACGCCACGGGGCGAGCAAACACGTCTCTGGACGGCTCTACCAACGGCACGGCCGTTGCCGACAAAGTCCTGAAGCTGCGCGAGATCGCACAGTTCGACGGCACCTCACAGCTTGCGGTAGTTCAGTTCATCCGAACCGAGAACAACGAAGCACAGATGTTCCCGGCAACGAGCTAACGGCTGACACTGGATTCTAGGAGTTAAAACAACATGGCAATGAACCGAGCACAATTCCGCAAGCAGCTTCAGGATGGCCTTAACACGGTCTTCGGGCTGACCTACAAGCGGCACAAGGAACAGTGGAAGTCGATCTTCAAGGTCGAGACCTCCACCAAGGCGTTCGAGGAAGACGTACTGATCGTCGGACTTGGCGCGGCCCCCGTGAAGAACGAGGGCGGTACCGTCGCGTACGACGAGGGCGCGGAGTCGTGGGTTGCTCGATACAACCACGAAACCATCGCTCTGGCTTTCGCGATCACTGAGGAAGCTGAGGAAGACGGCCTATACGGGTCCCTAGGCGCCAAGTACGCGAAGTGCCTTGCGCGGTCCCTGCAGCACACCAAGGAAGTGAAGGGTTCGAATGTCCTGAACAATGGCTTTGACTCTGCATTCCCCGGCGGGGACGACGTTCCCTTGTTCTCTACTGCCCACCCCCTGTGGGGCGGTGGTACCCAGAGCAACAAGCTGGCAACCCCGGCTGACCTGTCCGAGGCATCCCTTGAGGAAGCCTTCATCCAGATCGGCGACTGGGTCGACAACCGAGGTATTCCGGTCGACATCTCAGCCAAGAAGCTGATCATCCCGACCGACCTGCAGTTCACCGCAGAGCGCCTGCTGGCCAGCGCTGCACGACCTGGAACGGCTGACAACGACGTAAACGCCATCAAGAGCACGGGTGCCCTTCCTGGCGGATACGAGACCAACCGTCGCCTGACCGACCCTGACGCGTGGTTCATCATCACGGACTGCGAAGACGGCCTGAAGCACATGGTGCGAAAGAAGGTTACTCGCAAGATTGAGGGTGACTTTGAGACAGGCAATGCTCGCTATCGTGCGAGGGAAAGGTACTCATTTGGGTTTTCTGACCCACTGGGAGCTTTCGGCAGCGAAGGCGCAGCGGCGTAATAACCGAAGAGGTGGCGGGTTTCCGGTGAGAGCCGGCGCCCGCCGCCCGATGTTTTAGTCTGGTCAGGTAAAAGCTGACTGTCCAATAGAGGATTGACGAAATGCCAACAGGCAAAGGCCAACGCCACACCATCTCCCACGCGGAGTTCCTTTTCTCTGGAACCGCGCAGTACAACGCGGCCAACAACTCGAAGCGCGGCGTTCCATTCAGCCCGCTGCTGAAGGTCTCTCTCGGCACGCCAGATGTAGCCGACGTAGACCTCGTGCTGGACGGTGCTAGCCTGACGGCCGCAACAGACGGCCTGACGACGGATGTGGTTCTTGATGTTCCGCGCAACCTGCAGATCGTAAGCACTGACGCCGGGGATGACGATGTAGTTACCATCTCCGGCCTTGACCAGTATGGCGAGGCCGTTTCCGAAGAATTCACCGTGAACGGCACAACTCCGGTTGTCGGGTTGAAAGCCTTCAAGACCGTACAGAGTGTCATATCGGCAACCACTCCTACTGGAGACTTTGACGTTGGAACCGGAAGCGCTCTGGGTCTGCCGTACCGCGTAGACGCTGGTGGCCTTCTGATGGCTTACGAGGACAGCGCTCTGGACCTTACGACCAGCGCGGTTCTTGGAACGTTCCTGCCGGCAGACACGACCGATCCGGCAACGGCAACAGACGGCGACGTGCGCGGGACCTACGATCCGAACGGCACACTGGACGGTTCCGCTGAGTTCACCGTCCTGATTCAGATCGCTGACGTAACCTCAAAGACCGGAGCCTACGGCGTCGCGCAGTTCTCGGCATAAGCCATGACTGTGAACACCATCATTTTGCCGGGGGTTACCGCCGACGACGACGGTATCGTGACCGCGGTGACTCCGGCCGCAGGCGGGGAGCAGTCCCTGACTATTGCCGGCCAGCCTCCGCAGCCGATTATCATCGACATCACAAGCGATGGCGCCGATTCCGGGCGGACGTTCACCGTGGTCGGAACCGACCGTTTCGACAACGTCATCTCAGAGGAAGTGACCGGTCCTGCCACCGGGACCGTACAGACCACCAAGCAGTTCAAGACTGTCACCAGCATCACTGTGGATGACGACACTGCCGGCGAAATCACTGTCGGCTTTGCGGCCGTCGTGTATAGCGCGTGGTTCCCGCTGAACACCTACCCGGAATCAATGGAAGTTTCGATTGCCATTACGGTTGAGGGAACGGTGGACTTCGATTTGGAGTACACCTTCGAGAATCTGCAGCAGCAGCGCGACGATAAGTTCACCGACAAGCCATATGGCGACTTCGAGATGACGGTCGACACCTTCACCGACGAGGACCTCGACGGAGATACCGGAAGCATTGCGAAGGTCCTGACGTTCCGCGCGACCGCCATACGGCTCTTGTTGAACTCGGGTACTGGAACACTCACGGCGAGGGTTATTCAGGCCTGGAATCGGTAAGGGGGTCGTAAATGGCTGCCTCTGGTGTCCACACTGTTTACCAAATCACCAATCTGATACATGGCAAGCGCTACATCGGGGTTACCGTACGCCCATTCTCTGCGCGCCTGTCTAATCATTTCTCTGCCGCGAATTCCGGAAAGCAATCGCATCTGCACCGATCCATACGGAAGCACGGAAGGGACTTGTTTAGAGCCTCTATATTGAAGGTATGCAACTCGCGAGAGGAGATGTTGGCCGAAGAGATCCGTTTGATATCAGCCCTTCAGCCCGAGTACAACATGACAGACGGAGGTGAGGGGTGCATAGGCTATAAACACACCCCCTCTTTTATCCGGAATAAGAAACTTCAGATGCTTGGCAACCAGAACAGGAGGGGCACCAAGACCAACCCTGAAGGCAGGCGTCGCATGTCTGAGGCCAAAAGGTTGGCGCCCGTCCGGTATTGGCTAGGCAAGGAGAGAGACGAGGAAACAAAAAGAAAGATGTCTGAATGCAGGATTGGCGTACCACGAACTCCGAGCGATCAGTATCACAAATTCACTCCGGAAGAAATAGCCAACCGAGCAAAGAATACTGTATGTCTGAACGATGGACTGGCGTACCAGTCAGCCGCGGCTGCCGCGAGGCACTATGGACTAAACAAGGAATCGGTAACATCTGTCTGCAATGGCAGGCGTAATGCTGTTTATGGCTTTAGGTTCGCATATGTCGAGCAGTAACGCCCACAATTTCAACCCAGAACTTGCCGAGCACATTGATGAGGGGTTCGAGCGCTGCGGCATTGATCCGGCCGACCTCACCGCGCGCCACCTCCGGTCAGCAATACGTTCCTCAAACCTCGTGCTGTCCGACTGGCAGAACTTCGGATACAAGCAGTTCACGCTCGCATTCCTGTCCCATACCCTGATAGCGAACGATGCCACCTTCCTCCTGCCGGTTGGAGGGGTGGACATCTTCCACGCGACCCTGAAACGCGACAGCCGCGAGACAGAGATGTATTCAATATCCCGGTCCGATTACAACGCGCTCCATGACAAGACAGCCACTGGCCGGCCAGACAGATACTTTGTTGACCGGTCAACCTTCATCGGAGACGCCCCGGCTTCGACTGTGAATCTGTGGCACGTTCCAGACGCCGGCTCCGACACCATGGAAATATGGTACATCCTGGCCCATCAGAATGCCGGCAACATGCAAAACACGCTCGGAATATCCCCAGGGTATCAGGAGGCATTCGCATGTGGTCTGGCGTTCCACCTGTCGAGGAAGTACGCACCCGACAGACGATCGGCGTTGCGAGACGACTACTTGGGCGCCAACTACAACGAGTTCTCTCACAGCGTCCCTGGCGGCGCCATGGGGCGAGCCCTGACCGAAGACCGTGATCGGTCCCCTGCGGTCTTCAAGGTGGAGTTCGGACGCCGAGGAAGGCGCTAATGTCCGCCCGGTACGCGATCGGCAAGCGCGCTTGGGGTCACTGTCAGCGGTGCGGATTTCGGTACTATCTGAGGGAGCTGCGGTACGACGGTCAGCAGCCTCACCTTCAGGTATGCGAGGATTGTTGGGACCCGAAACACCCCCAGGAGTACCTGCCTGATGTCTTCGACCCTGTTACACTTCTAGCTCCTACAGGTGACACCGAAAAGTCTGTAGCGAACCTGCAGGTTATAGATTACCCGCCGTTCCTTGGGTCCGAGACGGTACTGATGCCGATCCAGATCGGGATTGGCCTCAGGTCGTCGGTTGCCCAGTTGGTGGCGGTGGATCTTGATCCGGAAGTGGGTCTGATCACTACCATGAGCCTGCTTGGCTTGCCCGGTGTCCCTTAACATAACGGGTTTTGCGTAGATGATTACGACAGGCGTGGGTAAAAAGTTCAGAGAGGAACTGCCGCTCGGCATCCATACCCTGTCCGAGGGTACGCCAGACGTGGTCAAGGCCGCTCTGTATGGCCCCCTGGCGGAGATCGGGCCAGACACCGACGCGTACACCTCCGTAGGCGAGATCGCCGCTGTGGGGGCCTATACGGCCGGTGGAGTGGCGGTTCCCCTGACGGTGGTGGGCGCAATCGGTTCGGACCGGAACGGAGGTACGCAGTTTGACGCGTTCCCGTACGTACAGCCAACCAATGACTTCACGGTGACGCTGTCGTCGGCTGTCGGTGTTCGAGGAATCATGCTGTACAACTCGTCCCAGAGCAACAGGAACATATTCACGCTGGACTTCGGGGGGGTCATAACCCCCGTATCTGGTGTGGCCATTCCGTGGGCCGTGGCTGACGTAGTCGCTATTACGGACGTACTGGTACCGCTGCTGGATAGGGCTCTGTAATGGAATATACCTACACCACATTGAGGTCAGCAATTCTTGCTTTCGCAGACGATCCAGGGTCGGAGTTCTCGGGACGGGTTGACGATTTTATAAGCAAGGGCGAAACCAGATGCGTTCGAGACCTCGACCTCGAGAATAGCGAGCAGTGGGTAAATCTAACGATTAGCGAAAGCAGCCGCTCCGTGCCGAAGCCTACCGACGCCATTCACGTTAACTCGGTGTTCATCAGGGACCCGGTCGATCTGGTGTGGGCCGAACTGCCGCGGCGCTCGTTCGAGTACCTGATTGTGTACGCGCCCACGGAGGCCACTGAGTCTGCGCCCGTGTACTTCGCCGAGGAAGACGAGGAGAACCTCTACCTCGCGCCGACCCCTGACCAGGACTACGTAAGCGGCAACGCCAAATGTCGCGCGACCATCAGGCCCGAGGGTCTGTCCTCATCGAACGAGGAATCGTTCCTTGGTAATCACTACGGTGACCTTCTGTTCAACGCGGCCATGATAGAGGCCAAGGAGTTCCAGAAGTCAGAAGCTGGAGCCCGCTGGTACGCGGCCAAGTACGAGAGCCTTCTACCGAGCACGTCTAAGGAAATCGAGGATGCTCGACGCAAGCGATATAAGAACCTAAACACCGGAAAACAAGGGGCAGATGACTGATGCCAAGTACCTTCACAGATATCCTACGGCTTGAACTGCAGGCCGATGGCGAGAACGAAAACACGTGGGGCCAGAAGCTCAACGAAGTCGTCGATAAGCTCGAAACCGGCATTGCTGGACGCAAGGCAATCACGCTGGGAGCCAGCGACGTAACCCTTACCACCAACAACGGTGGTGACGGTGACGACGAGCAGGCCGCGGCAATGATTCTGGACCTGACGGGCGCACTTTCTGCGAACGTCAACATCGTCGCGCCCAACAAATCCAAGATATATCTCATCAGGAACGGCTGCACACAAACCGCATCTGAGACCGTAAGCATCAAGACCGCCGATGGAGATGCACTTGAAATCCCAAACGGTTCTGCTTTCTTCGCGTGGTGCAATGGATCGGATGTGTTTCGAGGTGCGGCAAACGATGCATCAGGTCTTACGTCCGGAACCCTCTCCGACGACCGCCTGTCCGCGAACGTGCTAACGCCAAGTGTAATCGCCGCCCTGACCGCTCTAGACATTTCCGGCCTTGACGCAACTGACGGTATTTACATCGACGACGCCGGTACCGCCAAGCGAATGGCGATACAGGACATGGGGGTGCGGGTCGTTGATCTTTCTACGACTCAGACCTTCGCGCTGGTCGATGCCAACAGCCTGCAAGTTCTTACCGGCAGCACGAACAGGGTATGGACCATTCCGGCAAACGCGACTGTCCCATTCAAGATCGGCGCAATTCTCTATGTGGCCGCACGTGATACCGCAAAGATCACGGTCACCGCAGCTTCTGGCGTAACGCTAACCAGCGCTTTTGCCAGTGGCGTCGCAGGCTCAATTGATGTCGTTCCCGGTGGCACGGCTGCTTTTGTCAAGGTTGCTACGAACGAATGGATGGCCAACGGGGACATCGTTCCGGCATGAGCGCGCTACTGATGATGTTCGTCTCCGGAGGGAGCAAGGGGTCGCGAGGCATCATAACCGTGGGCGATGGCTCCACTTCGTTTGGTTTCGATTCGGGTGTCTTCGGGTCGTTGTCGAGTGACAGTTTTCTGTTTAACGGCACGAAGGCGACGATATTCAGGCTTCTCTCTACGTCAACGATTGATCTGCGACTGGAACTTATTCAGACAGGAGGTGATCCGGGGCAGGATGTTTTCTCGAAAATTGTCATTGAGCGAGGCAACGGATCAGTTCAAGAGTACGATTCCAGCGCGGCATCGTACTTCTTCTTTGCTGGCCCTGGCGCAGCACAGTGGCAATGGGGAGCGGGCTCGAGTCCGGTTTATCAGTCTGGTCATGTAGCACAGACGCATCCTTTTGCGATCGTGCTTTAGTTATTCGGTACAGTGCCAAACATCGCGATCAGACCGCCATTCAAATGAATGGCAGGGCTTCTCTGTCGGTTGACCGCATAAACCTGAGTCACAGTTTTGATAAACCATATATCCGTGGTAAACGGTTCCGCCGACTTGCCACCATCGACGCCATTTAGATGGCAGGGCAAGGCTTATTAGATAGTGAGATAGACCCAGCGTGGCGAAGTATTGCCATGTATCTGAAGTAGACGGATGCGCACCCAGCATTGACCGTGTGACTGGCTCGTGTTCTTCGATGCCGTCATGGTACTGAATGCGGGTGGTCGTGTATGCATCGGAGGCTATGGCCGAGACGTATGCTATTTCGTATAGCGTATCGGTTTTCGTCCAGTTTCCTGATGCGCATCCCGATACAAGAGCGAGTGAAAGTACGATGATTATCCTGACCATTTCTACCTCCTGAGCGGGACAGTTGCCACCCGAAACGACCCGCAGTCTACCGCCTGAAATCTCCGGTCCTGTTACACTTTTCGACCCGGTGGCAGGTAAAAGTCTGTCACAAACACATATAGAGCGCAATAGTTTAGATGGGCATTTTTTCAGGCCAACCAATTCCGCTGGAAATACCCCCTGGCATTCTCTCTGAGGAAACTCAGGTCGGAGTCGGGGCCAGGTGGTTTGATGCGGATCGCATACGTTTCAAGAACGGCCTGCCAGAGAGTATCGGGGGCTGGGTCAAGCAGACGCTATCGGATGTGTTGCTCGGCATCCCGCGCTCGATCCACGACTGGATTGCTCTGGACGGCACCAAGTTCATCGTGGTTGGTACCGAGAAGCGCCTCTATCTGATTGATGAATCATTGGGTGTTTTCAACATCACTCCGATTCGGGATAGTGGCACAGATACGGATATATTCTCGACCGACACCGACGGGGCTTATGACCCCAACTCCACGGGCGACGCCTCCTACTTCAGCGTGGGGATAGATGGACACGGGGTTTCTGTTGGGGACATCGTGACCTTCTCAGACTTTGACGCCGTTGGGGGTTTGGATGTTAACGGAGACTTCGAGGTTCAGGACGTCACGGACACCGATAACTTTGTGCTCAAACATAGCTCTGACGCAACCTCGACAGTATCTGGCGGTGGTGGAGAAGGGGACTACATTTTTGAAATACCCGTAGGAGGCGCGCTGGCGGCCATCCAAAATGGGTTTGGCACCGGGACGTATGGTACCGAAACATATGGCACCCCGAGATCTGCATCTACCTTCTTGGAGCAATTGCGTACGTGGTCTTTGGACAACTGGGGGGAGGACCTGATCGCGTCCCCAAGGGGCGGAAGCATCTTTGTGTGGGACAAGTCGGTAGGAACTGGCACCAGAGCCCAGATAATCGCAAACGCTCCGATAACCAACCAGATTGTGCTTGTGTCGCAGGAGACCAGGCAGCTTATTGCCCTTGGCGCGCACGACGGGTCCGCGAGCGATCCACTGTTCATCGCATGGAGCGACACCGAGGACTACGACACGTGGATCGCAGACGTTACGAACAATGCCGGAGACTCCCGAATCAACAAGGGATCTGAGATCGTGGGTGCGGTCTCAACGCGTGTCGGCATCCTGATCTGGACAGACGTTGGCCTACACGTGATGCAGCCGGTAGCGAGCAACGATGTGTTCTCTGTTCGTCCCCTCGGGTCAGGTATTGCGGTTGCAGGTCCGTCTGCGGCAGTGGACGTGAACGGGGTTGGGTATGCCATGGGGAAGAACAACTTCTACTCCTACGACGGGGTCATCAGCGTCATGCCATGTACCGTGTGGGGGCATGTTTTCAGGGACATAAACATCACTCAATCGTTTAGCGTGATGTGTTCTCACAGCAAGGACTTCAACGAAATATGGTGGTTTTACCCTAGCGCCAATCAAAACTCCAACGACCGGTACGTGATCTTCAATTACGTCGAGAACATCTGGTACTACGGCGTTCTCAGCCGCGCCAGCTTCCACGACTTCTCGCCGTTCTTTAACAAGCCGTACGGGTTTGACAACCAAGGCAACCTGTATGTCCACGAGGAGGGCGTAGACGACGACGTGGCAGCCATGGGCTCGTACATTGAATCAGGATTCATGACGGTCTCAAAAATGGTTGTTCAGATCAACAAGATGATCCCAGACTTCAAAACCCTGGTCGGCTCTATCTCACTCACCTTGAAGGGCAAGAAGCGTCCGCAGGGCGAGACCATTACAAAGGGTCCGTACGCAGTCAGCTCCGTTGATGACGAGGTCGGGGCTCGAATACGGGCGCGTCACGTTGCATTGCGAGTCGAGCAGGACGGTATCGGCGAGCGGTTTCGCATGGGTACATGGGGCGCTGAGGCCGAGCCGGACGGGGACCGGTAATGAAGATCAACCCCATTCTCTTGCCGCAGTTCGGGGATGCGTACGATCCACATAAGGTAAAAACCTTAGTGGAAGAATTGGAGCGTCTGTATTCCTCGCTCCGGTCCCTCAATGTACCGCTGCTAGATGAAGGCAATGTCTTTACCGGCAACATGGAAATCGGAGGAACATTGCAATGGGGCGGTGGCACCGCAATACCTTCTAGCGACGACGTGCAAAGGATTTTCGACACCACCCCAGCAGAAACAGCCGCTGGAGTAACCCCGGTCAACAAGCAGTATCCGCCCGGATATGTACTGAGGTTTATCGAAACATTCGTATCCGGCACTACGGACATGACGGCCGCGATTCAGTCAGCCCTCGATTCCGCTCCGATAGTCGTGTTTCCAGATGGCGTTCTGATGGTCAGCGACACCGTAAGGGCGCCATCGAATAGGATGCTGTTCGGCTCTGGCAAGCCACTTGTAACGCCTAATACCTACCCGACCGCCCCGACCTTTTCCGGCGGTACCTTGATTCGCATGTTGTCGTCAGTTGGCAGGGCCACCAATGTCCTGCAGATTGGCACGCGCGACACACCGTCTAATAACGTCACGCTTTCCGATCTGGGCGTTGATTTCAACAGAGCCCGATGGTCCGAAAGCGGTGGCGACAATGACGGCGAGGAAATGCACTCAACCGCTATCGGAATCTATGGCTCAGAGAATGTGCGTCTCAATCGAGTAGCAGCCGCAGATGGGTATAAGCATTCTGTGGACGTTACGGCGCCGGATTACGGACGCGGACAAAGTGCGGCGACAGTTTATGACGACCAGCCCGCACGCTACGTGTGGCTTAACGAGGTGTATGCGTGTGGTGCTGGTGACGACAATATCACGACCCACCAATGCGAATACGTCTACATCAATGATTGCGTATCCGAGCATCCAACCGGAGAAGCTGTTCCCGGAAACTCAAACCCGTTTGAAATAGATGACGGTTCTCGCAGTGTTTTTATTACGAACTGCGTGGGTATTGGTGGCGACAACGGGCTACAGATCAAGGGACACAACGACGCGCCAGCACCTTATGACATCGTTGTCAATGGCTTCCAAGCAATCAATAACAGGCTTGGTGTAGAGGTACGGCATACGGGCTGGTATTCCGCGACCGATACCGACCTTGCCGACGAGACGGTTGACGAGGACGGGAATCCCTTCGAGTTTACCGGGGCATCGCCGAACGCTCGTAACTTGATCCTGAACAATATCACTATCGTTGCACCGACCAATGTAACGCCTAACGGTACGGCTGGACTGGGATTTGGCGGGTTCCGTCTTCGTTCCTATGAAAACGTCATTATCAACAACCTGATTATCACAGACGGAGTGTTAGGCGCCGATGGGGATTTCGAGCCGTTCGATGATATATCGAACAACCTGATCCGAATCTACAGCGGTGCACGTCATGTGCAGATGCGCAATACCGCTATCTACGGGTTTCCAGATATAACCCCGTCAGGAACGGCCGCATTTTGGGTGACTTCGAGCTTTGCCGGACCTATGCTGGTTGATGGTTTGACGGCTATTGATGGTCCTTCGGAGATATTCCGTGCCTCGGGTGCGGCTGGTCCGATTCAACTCGACAACTACTTTATTCTCGGCGACCACCCCACGGTCACCCCCATTATCCTTGTCGGCAGCAACAAGAGAACCGAGGGCGGTATTATTTCCGGGTACCTCCGACAATCTCCAGCGGCCACGGGACCCCTGCAAGAGCTTCGCAAGGCGGCCGTTACTACTGGAGGCAGCGCCGGCACTCCAGCGCCATTCTTGTCAATGGTTTGGGAGGAAGGCGTTCAAGACCTTGGAGCGGGCGAGGGCATATCGTTGAACTTCGCTTGTAATCTGGTGGATAACGGCGCTGGCGTAGATTTTGATGGAGTTGATTACCCATTCGGAAATATACAGTTCCGCAAGACCATCGGAGACGATAGCAGCGCCGCCCATGATTTCGCCATTCAGCTTATCGAAGCTACAGACGAGAGTGCTCCAAGAGACGTATTCTCAATACAGTCCACAGGGGCCGTCAGTCACGGCCTTGCATCAGCAACGGCTACCGAAATAGCCGACATAGGAGATGTCATAAATACCGCCAATAAGTTTACTGGCAAGCAAGTTATAGACACCACCAATGATCGCCTGCTTTACGCATCTGGTGTTGACGCTGGCGACCCGTGGCATGTTGTTGATGGCAGCGCCACGGTAACCCCGTCATAATTCGATCCGCGCCACCGCGCTTCCTCCCCGAAACCGGCCGCGGTGGGCGGCATGCCTCGTGGTTCTTGGGTATACTCCGAGTTTCGTCATAACCGCGCCAGAGGTCCGGCATGGCAGATAAAAAAATCAGGGTACGGAGAGCTGAGCCCAAGGATGTTGTAAACATCTGCAAGCTGCTGCAGTCAGGATGGAAGACTCAAACCGTCGAGTACGCGCCAATCAATGATCTGCGGGGGTACCGGTGGATTATAGACATCCTGGAAGCCGGCGTGGTGGCGGTGGCGGACTTGAACGGAAGGATAGTTGGGGCCGTTTGCGCAAGTCCATACCAGCCGGGGTTTTCTCTGGGCTGGCTACTGGAGGTCGAGTTCCTGTACGTGATGGAGTCCTTCAGGAAAGAGGGCGTTGCACATAGCCTCTTGGAGGCCGTAGAGCGTTTCTCAGACCGGCACGGGGTGTCGCTGACATTCACGATGCAGACCGGCGAGCGCCCTGAAGTGAAAGACAGAATGATGACCATGGCCGGCTGGACGTATGCCGGTGGAAACTTCTTAAGGCCGGCGAAGAAAAAAAATGTCGAAGGGCAAGACCACACAGACGACCAACCAGACAAGTAGGCAGGACTACCAACTGCCCGCGTACATGCGTCAGGGCTCGGAGACCGCAGTAGCCGGAGCTACGGAGCGCCTAAACACCCCCTACAAGAAATTCGAAGGTCAGCGAATCTCTGACCTCTCCCAGAACGAACAGATGGGTATGGCGGCAGCCCGTAGCAACTACGGCGCGTTCGATGCGGACTACGACAGGGCCAGAGAATACGCCGGTGGCGTAGGGTCGGTTGCGGACGAGGGCGCTCTGGAAGGGTACATGAACCCGTACCTTGACGCGGTTCTCGACCCTCAGGTTCGACGTCGCAACGAAGCGTACGGAGCAGAGACCGCCGAGATGCAGCGCACCTCTGGCATGCGTGGAGCGTTCGGTGGGCGTCAGGGCGTCGCCGAAGATCAGGCGGCACGGCGCCACCAAGAGGGGCTATCTGACCTCTACGGTGAAACCTACTCAGGCGCGTTTGACCGGGCAACCTCCCTGCACCAAGCCGAGCAGGACCGTAAGCTCCGGCAGTCCGGCGCTTTCACTGACATTGCCACCTCGCAATCCGCAACCAACCGCGCTGCACTTCGAGACCTGATGGCGACCGGTCATACAGAGCGCACCAGGGATCAGGCCGATCTGGACTTCAAGTACCTCGAACACCTTGAGAGCAGGGACTGGGACATCAACAATGTCGCCACCCTTGTGGATGTTCTGGCGTCCGTTCCGCACGAGTACTCACAGACCGGGGAGTCTTCCGGGACAACCACCGAGACGAAGTCCAGCAGCCCCCTGAAAACCATTGCTGGTATAGGCGCCATCGCTGCCGGCGCCATCATGACGGGAGGTGCCTCGCTGGCGCTGACCGCCGCTGGTAGCGCGATGCTGGGCGGTGAGGAATAAATGCCAGTCTTCAATCCCAAGCCAGCCAACAGCAAGTGGAGCCGGTACGACGTCTCGCCTCTCCTTGCTCTCGATCCAAGAAATGCGCCCCCTGCGCCAATCCCGAGTGCAGCAACCTCCGAGGGCGCGTTTGGGTCCCCGGCTCCGGCCGGGGGTAACCCAGCGTTCGGGCCGGTACCGCACTCGCCTCCGGGAGCGTTTGAGGCAACCACGAGCCTCATCGACAACCAGATGCAGGGCATCAAGAAACGGGACTCGGAGGGTAAGCCGTTCTTTAAACTGTGGCAGGAGAGTAGCGACGAGGACAAGGATGCCGTTGCCGATAATGTGGAGCAGGGATTCAAGGGCAAGAACATCGACATGCGTGAGCAGGCCGAGAAGATTGCCGGCGCCGACCCAGCCTCGGCCGAGCTGGCGGCACAGTTCGGATATGGTGGAAACAAGGCCGGAGCGTTCTCTGGTCCTGAGGGTAAGAAGCCCAGGTGGGATCGAAAAGCGTGGGGCGGATTCCTTATGGAGGCTGGCCTCAGGATTCTAGCATCCAACCGTGACGATGCCGGCGGCGCTATAGGCGAAGGTGTGCTTGGGACCATGGAGGCTCAAAGGGGTCGCGGAATCGAGGATGCCAACCGCACGGTCGCAATGGAGGAACTGGAGCGCGACAGGATGCGTGATGCCGCCTCAGACAGGCGAGCGGAGAGCGCGGACCAGCGGGCCGGCAGAGCCGAATCGCGAGCTGACCGTCAGGAAGATCGTCTGGCCGAATCAAGCACGTGGAACAACCGACGTATCCAGGCTGGGCTCAAGGACAAGACCCTTGAGAAGATCGTTGCCGAAGACGGCACCACCTACTACGTCGAGAAGAAGGAAGGGATGGTGCGTGACGAGGACGGTAAGCCGATCAAGGCCATGAACCCGTACACCCTGTCGGCCGCTCAGCTTGAGACCAACAAGCGAGCGCAGGCCCAGATGAGGGCAACGGAGTATCGCAAGATCGAAACCGCCCTCGCTGACTTCGTGATGAATGATCCGGAACTGGAGGCCATTCAGGAGGCCACAGGCGACGATCGTCGGAAAATGATCGACGCCTTGGTCGATCGGCGGGTAGCGAAGTACATGTCTGGCGGTGCGATGGCAACCGGCAGCGAACCCAGCGGAGAAGTCCTCGACTACAACGACTGGCAGTAAAACAACAACAAGGCTGGGCCCATGCCCCGTAACATCCGCATGCCGAACGGCGTCGTCATTTCGAACGTACCGGACGGTGTTAGCAAGCAGGAATTTCAAGACAAGTATATCGCCAATTTCGGGCAGGAGAAATGGCAGGAACTTGTTGCTGCGCCCGTTGCCGAGCAGATGCCGGCCGGCATCGCCGAGCCCGCTCCTGAGGTAGCACCGCCCCAGCCAACCGGCATGACCGCAGATGAGCAGATGGTCGCCCGTGACACGCTCGCGGTGCAGCCGGCCACCGACCCATCCCTGTCCCAGTTCGAGGACGATCCCGCCGGAGCCCAGCAAGAGCAGGGCAAACTCCAGCGCCGCCTGATCGATCTTGGTATCCGCAAGCCCGAGGACTACCACCTACCCGAGGAAGAATACGACAGGATCACGCAGGACCGCCTGCAGGCATCCATGGCGGCCCGGCAGGCCCCTGCTATGGAAGGCGCCCCACCAGTCGAGAGCGGCGGCGGCTGGGGCGACGAAGTCGAGGACGACCGCCAGAGAGGCTGGTGGAAACTTTTCAAGGAAACATGGAAACAGCTTCCGGCTCAGATCGGTTCCGGTGCCCGCATGAAGTCTGCCGCCACGGATCGCATGGCGGCCGAGAACACCACCATCGGCGGGCTCTATCTCGAAAGCCTGCAGGAGCAGTACGTCTCAGGAGAGGTGAGCGAGGGCGCCTCCCGAATGGCTGAGGATGCCGCGTCGAAGCATGGCATGGAGCCAGAGCAATACGCGGAGTACGTGGCCGGCCAGATAGATGCCGCCACCGCAGAAGAATTCGCGTCCATGGAGGACTACCAAGCGGCCCGCGAGCAGATCGAGGCGGTCAAGCCTCAGTCTGCGACCGAGGGCGGGTGGATTCCTCACATATCCTCGATGATCATCGAGAACACCCCGCAACTCAGCTACATCATCGCCGGTGTCGCGACCGGCAACCCGGCTCTGACCATGTCCTTGTTTGGTACCGACGTGTACGCACGCACGTTCGCGCAGGCCCGCTCAGAGGGTCGGGATGTAGGCGGGGCCGCGCAGGATGCGTTTGCGTCGACCGTGATCGAGGCCGCTACCGAAGGCGTACCAGTTTACAAGATTGCAAAGCTGATGCGTGCTGGCAACAAGGGCAAGGCAATGAAGCTGTTGTCCGGTGTGGGAACCGAGGCAACACAGGAGCTTCTCGCAGAAGGCGGTCAGATTTTGTACGACTACGGCGTCCTCGAAAAGGAAATGACGTGGGGCGAGGCGTTCTCACGTATGCGAGACGCTGGTGTGGTAGGCGGTGTGCTCGGTAGCGTCGTGTCTGCGCCGGCCGCCGTGTTCGGTGACGACAAGATGGCGGACGCCAACACCGCCGTCAACGATGCCAAGAAGAAGCTCCAGTCCGTAATCGCTCGTGTACAGAACCCGAACGAGGCCATCAGCGCAGCCGAGGTTAACGAAGCGAAGGACGCCTACAAGAGCGCCCTCACCGGCAAGCGCAAGCTGGTCGAGGAAAGGCTCGAAGCCAAGAAAGAAAAGAAGGCTGCCAAGGAGAAAAAGAGCGAGGTCAAGGCCGTCAAGAAAATGGCCCCGGTCGAGCGTACCCGTCACGACAAGCAGAAGAAGCAAGCAGAATCTGACCAGTCCGTAACCGGTGAGGTTACACCCGAAGACGTGCAGTCCGTCGAGACGCTGGAGAAAATCGGCGGGGGCACGATTACCGCCAAAGACAGCGATGCCCTGAAAGAGGTCATGGATCAAGGGTACGTGAAGGTCGCCAAGAGCGGAGCGCTTCTTGTTCTGCCGGCCGGGAAGCGTCGCATAAAGGCCGTACGCGACACCATAGAGAGTAATGCGACAGCAAAACCAGAGGTTGTCGAGCCGGTTGTCGAACCAGTCAAGACAAAGCAGCCAGCCGAGACGCCCAAGGTCGAGGCTACAGTCGACGCTACGCCGAAGGAACAGCCTAAGGTCGAAACGGATACCCAAATTGGGGACGTAGATACCCAAATTGGGAATGCTTTGCGCGGGAAGCGTATAGACGACGAGTGGACTGCGTTTTCTCCTGAAGCTGGCAGCCTCAATATCCCGCGGGACCAGATGCCGCAGATCAAGGCAAAGCACCGCGGCGCGCTCACCAATTTCCTGAAGGCCCGAGGCATCGAAGGTACCGAGGCGGAAGTGCCGGCGTCGTCTCTGAAGACAACCCAAGTGGAGTTCTCCGAAGCCAAGGTCGACAAAGCGAAATCATTTACCGATAGCAACCGGGCCATCCTGGTGTCCTCCGATGGCTACGTGCTGGACGGCCATCACCAGTGGCTGGCGCAGGCCGACAAGGGAGAGGGCATTCGGGTCATCAAGCTGGATGCGCCGATGAGCCGCCTGATCGAGGAGGCGAAAGCGTTCCCTAGCTCGGAAGCGTCTGTAGTTCCGACCTCTTCTGAGCCCGCTTCCGAGCGACAGGATAAGACCAACGATCGTTTGCGCGACCTACTGGACAGTGGGATGAGACGCTTCGCGATGGAAACCCAAGGTCAGGCCATTCTCGATGACATGCAGGAGTCCGGCACCTCGCCGGCAAGTGTGTCAGATACGTTCTGGCGCAAGACCTACTTCTCTCTGAACGCGCAGGCCCAAGCACGGTTTCAGCGGATGATGCGCGGGCTGGGATTTAAGCCAGGCGATGTCGGTAGCGTTGCAGCGGATGGCACACAACATACCCTCGACGATTGGGTTCAAGTGGGCCAATTTATCGGCGAGGACTTGGGGGAATCCGCCGAGCACCTAGAAGGCACCGAGCGCGGTTATGTTTCGCTAATGAAATGGGCGAACGATCAGAGCGCTGCTGCAGAGGCGGAGGCTGCTAAGAGGCCACGATTGACCGAGGGAGATAAAAAGCAGAAGACCAAGGCCACGCTGCCCGAGAAGACACCGACCAAAAAGAAGTCTAAGAAAAAGAAGAAGAAGACCACGAAGAAGAAGGGCGCCACTCCGGATGTTCCTCGATCACAGTTCAGCGTACCCCGTGCGAAACAGACGGCCCCAGATAGGCAGGTCGCGGTCGATGAATTCATGGGAGAGTTCCGCGACGGTACAGAATCCACCCCGCTGAACCCGGACGCCCGAGTACTCGACAAGAAGGCATTTATCGAAGCCCGCCCAACCCAAGGCGTGGTCTACATAGACTTCTTGGCGTCTATCGAGCATGGCAAGGGACACGGCAACAAGGCTCTCAAGTACACCATCGACCTAGCAGATAAGCATGGCGTCGAACTGATGCTGACCGCGACGTCTATCGACACCAAGAATTTCTCTCAGGAGGATCTGGTGGACTGGTACCAGCGCAACGGTTTCCGTGGCACCAAGGTCATGATTCGCAAGCCTCGGGCCGGTAGCGCTACGTCGAACTTCCGTGAGATTGACTCGGCCAAGGATGGTCTGGGAAGTGTATCTAAGGCGACCATCGACGAGATGATCCAGAAGCACTTCGCCCCTTGGTTCGGTCTGACGAACTTCCAGGTGGTGGAATCCGTCAGTGAGCTGCCCGCCATGGCCAGCCAAGAGATCAAACGCTTCGGCCTGAAGGTTATGGGTTTGTTCGCGGAAAGCGACGTCGACGGCAGCCCAACCATCTACATAGTGTCTGAGAATCAGTGGAGCACGCAATCCGCTATCCAGACCATCCTGCACGAGACCGTGGGTCACTACGGCCTGCAAGCTCTGCTTGGGCCGAAGGGCTACAAGAAGATGATGCGCACGATCCTGCGAGACTTCCCGTCCGAGGTAGCCGCGAACTCTGGAGTCAAAACGGACTCACTCGTGTTTGCCGGCGAGGTTGATAGGATGCAGCAAGCCGAGGAATTGGTGGCACGCGTCGCCGAGTCTGTCGTCAATGGCCACGAGCTGAACAAGAACCGTATGCGGCTGTGGGAGAGGGTGGTCGCAGCGATCAACATGGCTCTGGTGAAGCTGGGTATCAAGAAGATGTCCCAAGCCGACCTTGGTTATCTGGTGCAGAAGGCGGCTCACTACGTTCGGACTCACCAGCAGTCCGACATCTCGATGCGCTCGCAGCAGGTCAGGCGCATGAAGGACGCCATGCGTGCCATGGAGTTCGCAACCAGCGAGGCGGTTGGCAGTGACTTCAGCGTGCTAGACAAGTCCCGCGACAGTGACCCGGAACTTGACCGGTTCCTGTCCAAGATTGGCCACGACCGCGGCTCGAAGCTGAAGCCGTTTCGCGACTGGTGGTCTACCAAGAAGGGTCGCATCAAGCAGATATTTGAGATCGAGATATTCGACCAGTTCGCCGGCATCAAGCACCTCGAACAAGAACTGGACATCATCGACTCTCAGGAGAGCGCGTACGTGAGCGTGCGCCTCACCGCCGGTACCGACACCATGATTCGAGCCGCGCTCGAGGACGGTGTGCCGCTCTGGGACAAGGACGGTGTGCCAGCCATCAAGAAGGGCACGCGAGGTCTGATTGATATCCTGGCGCCGGTCGGTCAGAACGCCGAGATGCTGAAAATGTTCGAAGCGTTCATCGTTGCCAGACGAGCGAAGCACCTACTGGAGGAAAACCGAGAGAAGCTTCTGAGCATGGAAGAAATCGCCGCCGTCCGTAACTACGTCCGCAAGAACAAGCTAGAGGCACTGTTCAACCAGACCGCGCAGGAGATGGCTGAGTACAAGAAGGGCGTGCTGGACTTCGCGCAGGACGCTGGCCTTATCGACAAGGACTCCCGCGCTCTTTGGGAGCGGGCTGACCACGTGCCGTTCTACCGCGTGCTGGCCGACAAGAACACCGCAGGTCCGTTCGCGCACGCCAAGATGGGGCAGCTCGGGAAGGTCATCCACAGGCTTAAGGGTGGCACTGACGTTCTGAAGAACCCGCTTGAGTCGATCGTTCAAAACATCGCCATGCTCATAGAAGCGTCCGTCAAGAACAAGGCCATGGCCGATGTAGTGCGGAACTTCGAAGGCACCGGCGCCATCACCAAAGCACCGCAGGCTGTCATCTCGTCTGCGCTGATTCCGCTCGGACAGGTGAGAACCATGCTGGATGAGGCCGGCGTGTCGCTGGACGCCGTGGGGCAGGACCTCCTGACCGGCATGGCCAAGCTGATGTCGATGCAGCCACCGCAGGGGGACAACGTGTTCTCAGTCCAGGAGAACGGCAAGAAGCGCTACTACTACGCGCATGACGCCGGCCTGATGCGCGGAATGAGCAACATCAACCCGAACCAGTGGACCTTCCTGATGAAGGCGCTCAGGTTCCCAAAGAGGGTAATCACGCGCGCCATTACCCTTACCCCGGACTTCATCCTCAAGAACTGGTTCCGGGACATGCTGCACTCGTACGTGCTGGGCAGACACGGGACCGTGGTGCCGATCTACGACTCGCTCAAGGGTTGGGGCAAGGCCATCGCTCAGGACGAGACCTTCAAGGACATCATGTCCGGTGGGGGTATGTTCGACAGTGGCTACGTGAACGCGTCCGATCCGCACGCACAGCACATCGCCATTCGTCGCAAGGTGCTGTCTGAGGGCAGGGGAAATATCCTCGACACCCCAGAGAAGCTGATGAACTTCTACATGCGTCTCGCGAACGGCGCGGAAAACGCCCACCGAATCATCGTGTACCAGAAGGCCCTGGAAAAGACCGGCAGCCGTAAGGCGGCTCTGTTCGAGGCCAGAGACATTATGGACTTCGCGGTCCGTGGCGCAAACCCTGCCATTCGCTTCCTGACCGAGACAGTGCCGTTCTGGGGCGCGCGCGTACAGGGCTTGCAGCGCACCGGGAAAGGATTCACTGAGCACCCGATCCAGACAACCCTGAAGGCCATTCCGATTGTATTTGCAAGCGTTGCGCTGTACGCCATCAATCGCGATGACGACCGCTACAAGGCATTGTCTGGCTATGAAAAGAGGCTTTACTACCACTTCTTCGACGTGTTTGAGCAAGGCGACACATGGCGCCTGCCGAAGCCGTTTGAAATTGGCGCCATGTTTAGCTCCGTGCCGGAAGTGCTCTCTGAGTACATTCTGAGCAAGGAACCAGACCGCGGCAAGCAGATGGGTGAGAGCATAGGCTGGATCGTGCGCGAGATGCTTAGCCTATCGCCAGACGTGCAGCTTATCCATCCCATGTACGAACTGGACAAGAACTGGAACGACTTCACCGATTCTCCGATTGTCTCCTACTGGGAGCAGCAGTTGCCGCCAGAGGATAGGTGGTCTCACACCACTTCTCCGTCCGTGAAATGGCTTGCGCAGAAAATGCCAGAGGGCGCGCCAGAGTGGTTTCGTTCCCCGAAGCAGCTTGAGTATCTACTCAAGGGATACTTCGCGTCCATGATGGACTACGCGCTGGTGGCGAGCGACATGCTCTACCACAAGGCAAACCCGGATGAGCCTCAGCCACCCGTGCGCAGGCTGGACGAGACACCGTTCGTCAAAGCTTTCCGCCGCGAGGAAACCAGAAAATACGACAAGTACATCGGAGAGCTGTACGAGGTTCTTTCGGAGGCCGAGAAGATTCACAACGGCATCCAGCGCAACAGGAAGATGGGCACCGACGAGGGGCAGGCGAGGGCCAAGAAGCTGCAGGAGGAGAACCTGCCGCTGCTATACGCGCGCGCGGCGATGAAGCCGGCAAGCAAGGCACTCAGCAAAATCAACGACGGCATCCAGCGCATCTATCGCCACCCAACCATGACGCCGGAGGAGAAGAAGGAGCGCATCGACGAGCTGTTGGAGAAGCGATCCGAGATTGCGCAGAAGGTGTATGGCTTCCGTCCTGGCGGCACTGAGAACAAATTCGAGGGAGGCGAGGAGGTAGAATCCATCATGGAACTAATCCAGCGTATCAGCGGAAAACCCAAGCAAGAGCAGGTTGATGACCTTATAAGCTCCAACCTTCCACACACGGCCATACTGATCCACGACATAAACATCAAACCGGAGAAGCTGCGTCAAGCGGCCACATAAAAATGAAATTCCTAGAAAAGATCGTACCGCCCGGTGACCCATTTGCAACGTGGAGATTCTGGATCGCCATGTTCGTAGTGATGTTGTCTTTAAACGGCCTGTCGGGCCGGGGATCAATATGGGGTCTGGGTCAGTATGCCTATGCATCTGACGTACAAGAGCAAGGCCGAAAGATAGATCAGCAGGGTAAGAAAATAGACCGGATTCTGACCCTGCAAATCGCATCCACATTGCGCTCGTTGAGGCAGGACGAATGTCGGTCAAATGGCAACAGATCGGTCATTCAGTCAACGATAGAGGATTACCAGCAGCAAATGCTATCCATCACCGGTAACCGTTACCCATTGCCATCATGTGAAAAGACGTAATGGACCAGCACCTACTCAACAGTATCAAGCTGCATGAGGGGCTTCGTCTTGAGGCTTATCTTGATAGTGAGGGGGTATGGACGATTGGTTATGGCCGGAATCTTCAGGTACTGAAGATCACAGCAGGACAAGCAGAAAAGTGGCTTCGAGAAGACATCGAGACGGCACACCTTGAGGCCGAGAGATTCCCTGAATGGGAATACCTTAATACTGTGGCGCGCCGGAATGTTTTCGTTGAAATGGTGTTTAATTTGGGAGCCTCTCGCCTGAGAGGATTCGGGAAGATGCTGGAGGCGATTCGCTCTAGCGATTGGGCAGAAGCCGCCGTGCAAATGCTGGACTCTAAATGGGCTCGGCAAGTTGGGTATCGAGCTAAGTCTCTCTCGGGGGTAATGGAATCCGGGTCTTATGGTAACAACTGACCCCAAACCTTGAAAAAACCGGGGTTAGTTCAAGGTTGCGCGGGCTGGGCTTGCCTGATCTCGTCTATCTGTCCATTGCAGCGGTCAATTGCCGAGTAAAGCTCGGCGGTTAGGTTCCACACGTCCTCGACCAGCGCTCGATCCGGGAACGGGGGCTTCTTGCAGGGTCGGGTGAGGCCCTCAGGCAGCGGCACGAACGCCGGCACAATGACCGGGACCGTATCCGTCCTAACGACCTGCCGAGTGCTTCCGCAACCGCTCAAGTACAGCGGGGCATGCAGCACCAATATCAACAGCAGCCAGTTCCTCGCAGCTCTGGTTTTCATGCTTCAGGTCCTCAAGCTCTCTCAGGGCTCCTGAGAGGCGATTTGCGGTATCCGCCTCCCGGCGGGACAGGTTTTCGGCGATCTCACGTACACGCTCATCTGAGGCAGTCAGTGCGCCGGCCAGGGCAATATTTGCCGAGCGTAGCTGCCCGATAGTGCCTTGGTTGGATTCGTTCGCGTCCTGACAGGCCAGCAGGTCACTCTCGGCAACGGACAGGTCGTCCTTCAGGTTGTCGATCCTATGCCCCTGCCACCATATCCAGAGCGTCAGGCCGGCCGCCACCGCTGCCACGATCAGCGACTTTGTTCCGCCCATGAACTTGGCCGCCGGGGCAAGCCGGAGCAGGAATGGGAGACGTGTCAGTATCCACGCGATCATCCAGATATTCTATCATGGGTCATGTTAATATCTCTTGGTTTACACGAGAACCGTACCCATGACCACCATAACTCCAGTACAAAATTCCTTGAGCAGCGCGGTGTACTTCGGTGACGCTGGCACCGGGGACAACGACGTTCTGATAGATGCTGGAGGCATCGCGGAGTTCGATACGTTTATGTTGTCTGTCGGGGCCGGAGTGGTGGATGTGATTGTACATGATGGAAAAAACTGGCTCACGGACCCTCTTTCTCTTGGCGACCTCGGGGCCGACGCCGCGGTTTCGGTCTTGGAAGCAACGGCTCTTAGGCAGTTCTGCTTCAGGGGCAATTTCAATCGGATCAGGGTGCTGCAAAAGGGAGCAACGTCCGCCACGGACTCGGTGCTGCGCTGCTTCAGACTGAGTTAAAGGCCCAGTCTCTGGATGGAGCCATGCAATGACAATCCGGTGTACGGGTAGCTCAACTCTGCAGGCGGAGGCGATTGCCCACCCTGCGCTGTTGCTGTCTCCGCCTGAACTGCGCCACTACCAAAATTGACTGTGATCACGTTGCCCGATACCGAAACAACGGACGCCTGAACATTTCCAGATCCGCGATTGACCGTTCGCGCGGTCCCGTCAGCGGTCGCGCTTTGGGCTTGCGGCGATCCACTGCCAAAGATCGGCCCTACAACCTGTCCCGAGCCTTCAGCGGTAGCAGTCTGGGCTTGTGGTGAGCCGGTGCCGCTGTTTTCGGTGACGGCCGCGCCTGTCGCTGTTGCCGTTTGAGCTTGAGGACTACCGGAACCAACATTCTCGTTGATACCGGTGCCGCTTGCGGTCGCGGTATCTGCCTGTGGCGTACCGGCGCCGGTAATGGCTTCCGTCTCGACAGTGCCAGAGCCGTCAGCCGTTGCGGTCTGTGCCTGTGGCGTACCGCTGCCCTTGTTCTCACTAACCCCGAAACCGCTTGCCGTGGCGGCCTGCGCCTGTGGATCGCCAGAGCCAACATTGACGCTGACACCAGAGCCGCTGGCCGTAGCCGTAGTTGACTGCGGAGATCCTGAGCCTGTGACGGTCTCTACCGCAATATCGTAATCGAGAGTCGTCCATAGCCGGTCGATCTCTACCGTAGCGCTATCGGCCATGCCGCCGCTTTCAGTGACTGTCGCCCGAATGCGGTATCCGTCAATGACCGCTTGGCTGTCTGCCCGGCTGAAGGCGGACGAACTGTATGCGTCGTCAGAACCCGTCAGGTTTCCGGTGCTGAAGCTCTGGAGGACGTTATCACCGGAGTCCAGCAATTCTATTGTGAGTTGCTTTGCCCGGCTTACCGAGCCTTGCGTTCTGGCCTCGACATGAAGCTGGATCGAATTTTGCGAATCGAAGTCGCCTGGCGAATCATCCAGTTCGGCACTTATCAACTCGTCGGCGGTACCGCCAGTTGCCCGAGAATCATCAGACGCCGACAGGCTTCCAACCGTGGCACCGGTCCATCCGGTCGACGATATGATGGAGCTGACATCAAGCGTTTGCGTCGCCATAGGCTTTCTCCCATATGGCGAAATACTGCTCGTCGCTCAGTAGACGCCCGCGCTTCGTATGCCCGAACAGCTCGAACGTATCAACTCCCGTGAAAAGCATCCGGTCCTTCAGGCCGCAACCAACGTATCCGGTAATGAGCCTATCCGGTAGTGGATTGGACGGAGGCTCAAAAACAGCAACAACCTGTACGTCGTCGTCTGGTAGCGCTATCCAGTCATCCGCAGAGAACCCGTCAGCAACACGATCCGAATAGTAAATGCGGAACACATCAGGCAGAAGCAGAGTACGTGAAGTTGTCCATTGATACCGTGACACCGGCTCCTACGGTAGCATTGTCGAGTTCGATGTCTCCCCCGCCTCCGTCTCCCGTTACCGTGCCACGGAACACTTCGGCATTATCCTTGTCCTGAAACTTGAACAGCGCTGCTGTGCCACCGGTCGCGTTCGTGTCATCGGAGAATGCATTAGCATCCGCCCGTCCGGCCACCGAGGCACCGCCATCACCAAACGCCGGATCAGAACAGGCAAGGGTTGCGACCTCATCGTCGTTCGATGCCATGATCACGAGATCGCCGTTCGCATCGGCAGAACCCAGATCGACGCGATCAACATTAGCATCTGCCATCGCATTCCGAGCCGCTGTTACATGCGTCAATGCCATCAGAGTTTCCTCACTTTTCCTTCGCTCACCCAGCGCTCAACCAGCTTGTGCAATTTTTCATTGCCGAGCCTGACGCTGTAAATGCCGCCATTCACGTACTGGCTAGACACTTCTTCGCTGGGGAAATCCTCTATTGCTTGGAAACGATACTGGATCGACTCACTCGGTGAGCGTGCTCGAACTGGCTGCGCTGTGCCACTTTTTGCTTTGAGAAAATCAAAAACACCCATTTTGTTATTCCCTTGAGGTTTAGCGGGAAATCATACCAACAACTAGCACGGCTCAACCACCGAGCAGGAGGGAATCCGGCAGGGAACAAAGTCTGGACGTATCAATGTGGAAGGGGCGCTTGGACTCGAACCAAGATAGATGGCCTCAGAAGCCAGCCGCGCGCGCCTGACGACGCCCCTATGTGGCAGCGGCGTACGGATTTGAACCGTAATTCACAGATTCAAAGTCTGATCCCTCACCTTGAGTCACCGCAATTGTTTGGCACCCCACCGTGGAATCGGACCACGCTTCATGGATTTGGAGTTCACTTAGCGCCCAGCGCCGTGGGATGAAGTCTGGTGTGCCAAGGCTCTTGGCATGACACACTTAATAGTTCTGTTGACCTACATTTTGGATATGTTGGTCAATTGACACATGCGGAGATTAAGGTGCGTAATCTCCGCAGAATTGGCGGAGGAATAAGGAATCGAACCATTACCGTTCCCGGTAGCCGAGTTTTCAAGACTCGTTCGTGCCCCGCACGCATTCCTCCTCTATTTCTCGTCACGTATCTGCTTCTTGGCGGCCTTGCGGTTCGTCTTCCAGAACGGGCGCTTGGTCCAGCGCAGGTGCTTCCACCATTCTCTGGTCTTGGTTCCGTACTTCGCAGATGCCATACGTGACTCCTATGGTTGGCGGAAGACGATGGACTCGAACCATAACCGCTTTCGCGATCCCTTGGTTTAGCAAACCAGCCCCGGTCCTACCGAGTTCATCTTCCGGTGTTCAGTACCTCATATTGTTCAACTTTTGTGAACAGGAAAACTTACTGAACCGTCTATGTCGGGCCCAGAGAGTATTGCTGCTTGACATTGCCCACGGTGCCGTTTGATACACTAAATTCAGCAGCGATCCGCCTGTATGGCACGCCCTCCTTGATGCGATCGTAGATCTTTCGTCTTTTGATGGCATCTACAACCTTGAGTGGTGGCGCGCTGATGCAGTCTGCATGCAGCAGCTGTTGTGCGTACTCACGTTCGTCCAGGACATCCTCGGGCACAGAAGTCTCCAAAATAGAAAACGAGAATGATGGCAGACCATCTATGTCATACGATTCTTGCAAGATGCGACAATGGTGCCTGTCTTCTCTAAGGAGCCTTAGGTGCTGAGACCATCGTCCCGTGGCCCATCCGAGGCATTGACCTATGTAGACACCGCGAGGCGTCGATATCTTGTAGATTTCCCCGTAGCGCATACAGGTCTCTTCTATTGTTTTTGTGGAATCCTATGGTACCACAACATGTCTGGTCCCCCCGGTCAGGATCAAACTGACGACTCATCGCTTAAAAGGCGAGTGTGATCTCGCTTCACCACGGGGGAAATTGGTAGGTCGCCAGAGAATTGAACTCTGATGGACTGATTAAGAGTCAGCTATTCTACCTTTGAATTAGCGACCTGTTTGTTTGGACCCGCGGGCCAGATTCGAACTGGCAAAAGCTGACGTTCGAAGCGTCGGCCCCGTCCATCGGCCGCGGGATGTCTCATATAACGCACCTTATGAGGCTTTAAGTGCGTTATATCGCACATGATGGGCTCCCTCAACTGGATTTGAACCAGTCACCGTGCCGTCGCAAGGCTCGGGCCTCTCCAATTGGTGAGGGAACTATATTCAAGAATCGGGCCGTCAGGGGCCTTATATTCGCGAAGTGGTCGGGGCGGCCGGATTCGAACCGGCGTTTGTCCCAGCATATAAGACTGGCGCCTAAAACCACTCGAGCCACGCCCCAGAAAGAAGTGGCCGGCAACCGAAACATAGCCGGCCGAGATTTTTCGGCAACTGGTGCTTCCCCTCCGTTACGCTCGGAGCCCCCTCGCTCTTCAGGCGAGCGCTTCCACTAGGTTAGCTTGAGAAGCTCGTTTGGTGCGCCCCCCCGGACTCGAACCGAGATAACCCGGTATTTTGAGCACCGGAGGTCTGCCTGTTCCCATCAGAGGCGCATTGACTGGAGCCGCGGGCAGGACTCGAACCTGCATGGCCTGCCTTAGGAGGGCTGGCGCCGTCCATCGGCCGCGGCGTGGACTCCCGCCAGCGATTCGAACGCTGACCGGCCGGGGTAGAAACCCAGCCTGCATCCATTGCGCGGGAGGGAATGTGCAGTATAGTGAACCATATGCGCTATATCGTTCACTATATAGTTCATTAAAATGGTGCCAGCCGAAGGACTCGAACCTTCCTCTTCCTCCTTACCGGGGAGGGCTTCGCCGTTCAAAGCTTGACTGACGTGGTGCCGATGCGAGGAACTGCACCTCGTTCCGCCAACTTACGAGATTGGGCTTCACTTGCAAAGTTTCATCGGCCTGTTTTTCTATAATAGACCTTTCTTTTCTTTGAATTGTAATGCTTTTTTGAAGATATGGCCTTAGCCAATCGGCAGGCTTCGCACCGACAACCATGCGCCCCATACATTTGCGAGGTCCCATGCTTGGTTCGTATTTGGCCCCGACCTCCGTTTCTTTCTGTATTTCTCCTCGCCGCTTGATTGCATGGCATGTGACTAAAGGCTATGTTTTCTAAATCGAAGTAGAGTCCAACTGGGTCCGAACTATAAAGCCATGGTTTCTTGTGCTCTATACTGAAAGTGTCTCGCGTTAGCTCTCCGCCACACCGGTAGCATTTGCTCCCAGCATCTATCGCAAGCTTGAATAAAATATCACGGTTCAGCCTGAAAACTGCGGTAGATATATTCATGCCAAGTTGCTTGGATTTTTCATGCATCTAGAAATTATATCAAAAACCTGAATCGCAATCCCGCCATACGAAAGCGGTTATGCCTCAGGCAAGATCGGCGATATAGCAACATATATATTGCCTTTCGATTATATAAGTAAATATATATGTTGCTTTTTGATTGGTGCCTCAGGCATGGACTCGAACCCGCATCCGTCTCCTTACAGGGGAGCTGCTCTACCGTTGGAGCTACAGAGGCTTGGAGCTTCCACCCGGTTACGCTCCGGGGCAACATTCGTTGGCAACGAGCGTGCCGCACTAGCGGTGAAAGCAGAATAAACTAGTTTTCGCACAACACGAAAACCTATGATTGGCACTGCCGGCGAGATTCGAACTCGCATTTCCCGACCTGAGAAGCCGGTTGCCTGGCCGTTAGCAGACGACAGCATTGGTTGGTCGGGGCTCCCAGAGTCGAACTGGAATTTTCGGCTTATCAGGCCGATGCACTTAACCGCTTGTACTAAGCCCCAATTTGGTAGCGACCCTCGGTAACGCTCCGAGCTACGCAAGGTTATGAGCCTCGCATGATCACTTGATCGGTCGCAATTGTTTGGTCTGAGAGGCAGGACTTGAACCTGCGACAATCGCGTTCCAGGCGCGAGACTCTACCAAACTGAGCTACTCTCAGATAAATCGTAAAGTGAATCGTTGCATTTTGATCTTCATTCGTAGCGAATTCAGCTACATAATCGTTGCACGAATCGTTTCATGTTTGGACACGAAGACTGGATTCGAACCAGCATGATGTTGCTTTGCAGGCAACCGCATAGCCTTTCTGCCACTTCGTGTGGGGTGACGTTCTGGGGTTGAACCAGAATCTTCTCGGGTCACATCCGAGGGCTTTGCCAGTTAAGCTACCGCCACATTGTACGTTGTCGTGCAAAATTCACGAATTGCATGTATTTGTGACTGTTCTTCACGACTCGTCAGCGTTTTGCATGTTTGGTACGCCCCCCGAGACTTGAACTCGGACACCATCGCTGGCACAAGGGTCTAAGCCTTGCGTGTCTGCATTCCACCAGAGGCGCATTGGTACACCTGATCGGGCTCGAACCGATACTTCCCGACTTGAAAGGCCGGTTGCCTATTCCGATTAGCAGACAGGTGCAGAATTTCCCTGGCCAGTCTTTTACGTGCCGCCAGGAGCACGATCGATGTGGTGGAAGGCATCGGATTTGAACCGATAACGCATGGTGTGCAAGACCAGCAGGTTCCCAGTTACGCACAGCCCCCCATTGGTACTCCCGGTAGGAATCGAACCTGACCTCCCCGATTTGTAAGAACGGTGCTAAGCCACTCAGCTACAGGAGTATAAAATTGGCGACCGCTACCGGATTCGAACCGGTGTCACCCACCGTGACAGGGTGGTGCTTTAGCCTCTAAGCTAAACGGCCGTGGCTCCGCCCCGAGGTTTCGAACCTCGCCCCGTTTCCGGGCCTTCGGATTAACAGTCCGAGACCTTCGCCAAGCCAGTCCGAGCGGAATTGAAATTGGTGGGAGGGGTAGGATTCGAACCTACTCAGCACAGAGGCAACTAGTTTACAGCCAGCTTATCTCTCCAAAGGATGGCCCGCCCAGAGCCTGCGGGCATGTCTCACGACATTCCCTGCAGGGTATACGCCATAGCGCATGAAATGATTTTATACGATATCTCGTATAAGTGGAGCAGGCCACGAGAATCGAACTCGTCTCTTCTGGTTGGAAGCCAGATGCCATCTCCAGATCGGCGCCTGACCTGCTTCATTGATACGTCCAGATTGTGAAAGAGGATCGCCGAACGCAATGTCGTCGTCCTGCTACGGTGAAAGCGGGGATTCGAAGATGGGTCTTGAGTCTTTGAGTCCCCGGCGATCACCGGAGACTTGGAAATCTGCGGTGTTAAAAGCCGGTCTTGGCTTCTGGATTACGTCCGAAATACACGCACGTATCCGCCGACCACAATGTCGGTTGGATAATCAGATGGCTTATGAGTAACGATCTCATGGTGAGACCATAACACCTTGAGGTTGACCGGTCAACAAGAAACCCGATATTTCGTCAGGCAGCCATGCGGAAGGGCGCCGCGGCTGTTATCGTGTATCCTTCAGCTCCCCTTGGGGACGCCACATACCCTAACTTTTGCCTAACATTGAGGGCCCGATCTCATGCCTTGGGGCGGCCTGCGGCCACCTCCGGAAGGGCAGCGACTCCGGCAGGGACGAGGTCGGGCCGAGTT